TCCCCTATTTGGATCGAATTGCCCAGGCTATGCTGCTGCTTATCAAGCACAACAATGTAGTTTAAATCAACTATTTTCTCCTTTATGTCCTGAATATCAACAAGCATATTTTACCCAACAATGCACAGCAAATCCTCTTTATAACTCATCTTGTCCAGGATATGCTAAAGCCTTATTTGATAAGACCTGCAATGAAAATCCGCTTTCGAGTACATCATGTCCACTTTATGAATCAGCATATTTAAACCAACAGTGTACTTCTAATCCCCTTTTTTCTACATCTTGCCCACTGTACCAACAGGCATACTTCAATCAACAATGCACAATAAATCCTCTATACAATTCTGGTTGCCCAGGATATGCCGACGCTTTTAGAAAGAAACAAATTGCTGATGCATGTTCTGCTAACCCACAAAGCAATCCACAGTGCCCAGGTTATACCACTGCACAGCAAATTAACACAGTAACTACAACAACATCACTTCCTGTGCCTTCGGTGGGTAATGAAGATGTTGCAAAGTTATTAACTACATCACAAGTAACAAGTGATCCAATTGTTAATCAAGCCCTGAGTTCTAACCAACAATCTCAGCAACTAGGAACTGGTATAACAAGTCGTAATGTTTCGCCACAGTCACCCCAACAACAAAGGCAACAAATAAGAGAACAACAACGACGCGCGGGTGATCAACAGAGAAGTCAACAATCTTCCCAAAGAAACGCTCAAAAGGACCCACAAGATGATGTGATGGCTTCATTATCGACTGTTCCTGGTTTTAGTGCGTATGAACAGGCGAAATTGCCTGACCTGCCTTTTTACAAAGCAGAAGATATTTATAAGAGAGCAACTATTAGTGATAACGCAAGAGCTTTAAGGCAACTTAATCAAAGATCAGATAGAATCCATAAGGAGATGGTAGATGAGCAGTACAGAAGATAAAAACGTTGATAAAAAAGTCGATGAACTTCAAGATGCAATGAAGAAGTATGCTAGTAAAGATACTGTTATCAGTATTGGTGGTTATAGTTTTACACCTGCAAAACTTATGATTGCTTTTGGTATTGTTTCATCTGTGATTGGTGGTATGTACGGTGTATTCGAAGCGTATAAAGATTATGAGGGCATGAAGAAGAAAATTGCAAATTATGTTGCTCCCGACTTCAGTGAGTATGAAGCACGTATTATTAAATTAGAAGAGAACAGCGAAAAAGTTGTCGGATATACCCGCGATATTAATCAAAATTTAAAAGGTGATATTCGTAGAACTGAGACTGTACTGGAAGGTGTTGAACGCGGATCGAAAGTTGCTCAACGTGAAGTTGAAAAAGATATAAACCAAATTAGAAGACAGATTGACAGTGAAATAAAAGAAATTAGACTTGGTACTGAAGCAGAAATAAAAGAGATTCGCCGCAGTGCTGATTCACAAGTAAGAGAGATGCAAAAGCAAGTTGACTCTACCGTACAAAATGTTAATGAGCGTGTCAATCGTATTGAGCGTGAAACAAATGCTGAACTTAGAACTATTCGCCGTGAAGTGGATGATAAGATTAAGAAAGCATTGGATAATCCTCTGGCAAATTAAATGAAATACAAATCAATATTCATCAGCGATGTTCATCTTGGAACAAAAGATTGCAAAGCAAATCTTTTATTAAATTTTTTAACTCACAATCAATGTGATGAATTATATCTTGTTGGTGACATTATCGATGGATGGAAAGTTAAGAAAAATAAATTAAAATGGAAAGAATCACATACGAGAGTCATAAGAAAAATTCTGGGATTCGCAAAAAGCGGCACCAAAGTAACTTACGTAGCGGGTAATCATGATGAGTTTCTAAGATTGTTGATACCCTATAATACAAACTTCGGTAATATTGAAGTCGTAAATCAGTGTACTCACTTAGGTATAGACGGTAAAAGATATCTTGTTACTCACGGAGATTTTTTCGATGGCGTTGTACGATTGCATAAATGGATATCGTTCTTAGGTGATTCAGCATATGATGCAATATTATCTTTCAACACTAAGTTTAATTGGTTTAGAAGAAGGTTAGGATTCGGCTACTGGAGTTTATCAAAATTTCTTAAAGTGAAGGTGAAAAGAGCAGTAGACTTTATTTTTAAGTTTGAAAATACGCTTTCAGAATATTGTAAGAAAAGAAAATTTGATGGCGTCATATGTGGGCACATTCATTTGGCTGAGATAAAAACCATTAACGGCGTAGTTTATATGAATGACGGTGATTGGGTAGAAAGTTGTACAGCATTAGTTGAACACTATGACGGCAGATGGGAAATAGTAACATGGTTGAAAGAAATAGAAGAGGAAGTGGAGAATGTCTGAAAAAATTGTACTAATTATTACAGACAACTTGCAGGATCAAATAAATGGAGTGGTCACAACCTACAAAAATATCGAGGCTTGTGCGCTTTTGGACGGTTATCGTTTTGTATATCTTAATCCCGGGTGGTTCAACTACATTGATTGCCCTGGCTACAACGAAGTCAAGATTGCCTATCCCAGGAAAATCGGCGAGAAGATTGAGGAGATATCTCCGGATCATATCCATATCGCCACCGAGGGTCCTCTTGGTTTGTGTGCTCGACAATATCTTGACAAACGCGGTTATCGGTACAATACTGCTTATCACACTAATTTTCCGGAAGGACTTAGAAAACTTTTTGGAATTCCTGAAGCCCTTACTTGGCCTTTAATACGTTGGTTTCACAAGCATTCGGGAAAAGTATTAACTACTACAGATACGATGGTAAAGCATCTACGCGAAAATGGGTTTGATGGTGAGCTAATTTCATGGACAAGAGGAGTTGATAGGGCAATATTTAATCCTAGTCAGCGCAACAAGTCTGATGATAAAAAATTGCTTGTATGTGTGAGTAGAGTTAGTAAAGAAAAAAATCTAGAAGATTTCTTTAATATCGATTATCCGAATTCTCACAAGATTATGGTGGGTGATGGACCTATGCGAGATGTATATGAAAAGAATTATCCAGACGTTGAATTCGTTGGCTTTAAAACGGGTTTAGACTTAGCATATTATTATGCTAATGCTGATGTATTTGTTTTTCCGAGCAAATGGGAAACATTTGGTATCGTCATGATTGAGGCTATGGCATGCGGAACACCTATAGCGGCATATCCATGTAGAGGACCTAAAGACATAGTATCACAAGGACTAACTGGATATATGAACGACAATCTTTCAATCGCAGTGGATGATTGTTTAAATTTAAACCGAGATGTTGTACTTGAAAAGAGTAAAGAATGGAGTTGGGAGAATGCATGGCGTATTTTTAGGAATAACCTTGTAAAGGTAAACTGATGGATCCAATAACTCTAATGGGAACAGTGACAGCCGCCTTTAATGGCTTAAAGGCTGCGGTTAAAGTTGGGCAAGAAATTGAAGGTGTTTATCGACAGCTTTCAAAATGGGCTGATGCTGCTGGGCAATTACAACAACTTATAAACAATAGTAAAAATGATTCGGGTGAGAGAAAATTAGGTTTATTTGAAAAGATAGGATTTGGGCAAAGCGAAACAGCCGAAGCATTTGATATTATCATTGCACAACAAAAACTCCGTGAAATGGAAGCAGAGATATATCATATGTTTTACTATGGGGAACTTCAACATCTTGGTGCAGAAGGTTACAGTCAGTTTCTTCATTTAAGAAGAGACATACGTGAAAAAAGAGAAAGAATGATTCGTGATCAAGCAATTCGAAGAAAGAGATTTATTGAAAATACTTTTTGGGGAATAATTCTTATTATTACATTAACAGTTGCAATACGATTTTGTGTATGGTTTTTTGATTTTGGTAGAGAAGCAGGAAAGTGGTAGCGGGTGCTGGAGTCGAACCAACAACTGAAGCTTATGAGGCTTCTGAGATACCGTTTCTCTAACCCGCGATTGAATCTGGTGGGCCCCCGGGGAGTCGAACCCCGCACCAACGAATTATGAGTTCGCTGCTCTAACCATGCATGAGCTAGAGGCCCTTTAAACTTGGTGCGGATGGCGGGATTCGAACCCGCAGTGTTTCTAATGTGGCAGATTTTAAGTCTGCTGCGTTTCACCAATTTCGCCACATCCGCATTATAAAACATTATATCAAATTAAATGTAACTTGTCAAATGGTACCGCCTTCTGGAATCGAACCAGATTCCACGGCTCTTCAGACCGTTGCTATGACCACATCAGCTAAAGCGGCAAATTGGTGCTTCGTGACAGAATCGAACTGCCGTAACCGTCTTGTAAGGGCGGTGTTCTACCATTAAACTAACGAAGCCTGGGGTGTCTAACGAGTACCGACCTCGTACCTACTCTTTCACAGAGAGTAATGCTTCCACTACACCATAGACACCATTGATTGGAGCGGCTATCCAGATTCGAACTGGAACCTAAACCTTGGCAAGGTCTCGTGCTAACCGTTAAACACCATAGCCGCAAATTTTGGAGCGGGTAATCGGATTCGAACCGATTCGATCAGCTTGGAAGGCTGTCATGCTACCGTTAACATCATACCCGCTATATTCTATGCTGCAAGACTCTTCAATCTATCTGCTGCATAAGACGCAGCAAAAGCATTTGGTTTTACAAGAGGAACAACATTACACATGCCTTTTATATAGCCAATTGCTTCATTAATTACGATATTTGAATTATACTCTTCATTTGGGTTAATGTCAAGATGTACTTCAATATCCACATCAATGATTGCCGCAAGATTCAGATACATTTCTGCAACTTTATAAACTTCATTCATCAGACGCATACGTGGCTTATTGCGAGCTTGATCATAGTCACGTTCACGAGTGATTTGCCCGAAAATTTTACAACCATTTTTGCTATTCATATGCACAACAATGGCTATAATATAATCAGCATGCCAAACACCATTCATTTTAACTTTTTCCGAGTCACAACCAAGATAAACTTTGGTATTGGGACCACAGCTTTCAATAAACGATTTAACTTCTTCTAGATTAATTTTTTTGTTGTACATAATCCACCTCTGATAAAATGGCCTCCCAGTACGGATTCGAACCGCAATCAAAAGTTTTGGAGACTCTTATGTTGCCTTTACACCACTGGGAGAATCTTTAACTAAACAATCTTCAGTTGTAAGAATATCATAATACTCATCTTTCAAATTATGGTTGGCCGGTCCTGAGAGATTCGAACTCCCAACCTCACGGGTTCGTAGCCCGGTGTTCTGATCCATTGAACTAAGGACCGTTTTAATATGCTTTAGATTTTTGTATTCCAAGATTGCATCACTCATAGAATTTACACTGTTAGTAATTAGTTTACCGTAACTTCCCCAGACATGACTAAGAGGAATTACTTGAACTTTAACAAAGAACAAACTTGTCACACAGTCACCTATAGGTGCAGTTGTTTGAGTTTCAAGTCTAAAATACAAATCATCTAAACTTTTAGGAACAATCATACTTTTTCTTTTTGGATGATTACTCAATTCAGGATTATTTGTAATCGTCCATACATATCTTCGAAAAGAACCTAAAACAGGATCAGCCATTGTGCTTGCAATTTTTGCGCTCATTTTTATAAGTCTTTCATTATCCGCAACTTGTGAATGAATATCTTCTAGAGACATACCTATGCGTTTTTTAGGAATCCAACTGCTTGGAAAACAGAAACAAATTCCTGATAATTTTCCGTTATGCATAATTGCAACATCTTCTTCAAAATTCATTGCAAATTCAATCATTGAATCTGTTTGTGGTACACCACAGTAGATTGAACTTTTTCGAACAAGTTGCTTTGAGATATTTTCAAATGTCTCGGCACACAAATCAGGAGCAAATTGTTTTAACTCTTTTTCTTTAGAACGAATATAATCTAAATTTGGAGTTTTGTTGAAAATGTTGCCTTTATTTTTCGTCATCTTAGGATGAGTAGTATATGGAACAGAAATAATTTCATCCAACAACATAATAATCTCCTTTGGTGGTAATGGTTGGAGTTGAACCAACACTTTTCTCCGTATGAAGGAGGCGCACTACCGTTATGCTACATTACCTTCAACTGGCTCCGGAGGCTGGGATCGAACCAACGACATTCTGATTAACAGTCAGACGCAACTACCTCTGTGCTACTCCGGAATAAACTGGTCCGAGTGGTGTGATTCGAACACACGATTTCCTGCTCCCAAAGCAGGCGGAATGACCGGGCTATCCTACACTCGGCTTAAAATTGGTGCCCCCACCCGGAATCGAACTGGAAATTGATGATTACAAGTCAACTGTTATACCATTTAACTATAGGGGCGAAACTTGGTGGACCGCTGGAGGATCGAACTCCAACCTCCGCCGTGCAAAGGCGGCGTGCTCCCATTATCACTAGCAGCCCAATTTTTATTGTTGTCGTTTCGTTATAGCCAGCCTTCACCGTACTGGCGTTTGATTTTAACGACCAAGCTTATTCCTAATGCGTCCAAAAGGTCTTCACTTGATAACAACTGTATACGTGGTCTATTCGAATTAACCACACATTGACAGATTCACTAACCTGCGTTCACAGGTATTTTCCAAAACGACAACAATAAAAATCCTGCTTACCGTATACAGGGTTACCCGAAGGAAACGGCGTACTTCTTAAAGTCTCCCGACTTGAAAAACATTATATAACTATATATCGAACTTGGCAATACTGTTGTATATAAACAACTAAATCTGGTACCTGATACTGGTAACGATCCAGTGTCTTCCGGTTATCAGCCGGGTGCTCTACCTTTGAGCTAATCAGGTATTGGCGGTCCCAACGGGATTCGAACCCGTTCCTGCGCCGTGACAGGGCGCTATACTCGCCGATATACTATGGAACCATATTAAAGCACTCTTGATCTCCAGTCTACTTGTGGTGATCAACCCGCTTTTGACTTTCCCCGATCCTGCGTCCAGTTTAGAATGCTTCAATATGGTGCCCTCTCTCAGATTCGAACTGAGACTCTACGGCTTCTAAGACCGTCCTCTCTACCAATTGGAGTAAGAGGGCAATTTGGTACGGGCACCGAGAATCGAACTCGGATTTGCTGGTTAAAAGCCAGCTACTTTACCACTAAGTTATACCCGCATTGGTGGGTGCGGATGGATTCGAACCACCAGCGTTTCTTATGTCACAGATTTACAGTCTGCTGCCGTCAACCATTTGGCTACGCACCCGAAAATTGATACAGGGATGTACTTTGTACACATTACATGCTTAGGCCTACCGGGGCTTTATCGCAAACTTTCGTTCACCTCTCTACTCATACATTCCGCATCTATGCTCGTTGGCCACCGAACATATTGGAAGGCACTTTCGTTACCATTCCCTTACGGGACAGAACCCTATTACCATATTGAAACACACTACGGTCTATGCATGCTTCCGCTTGTTTCCGTAAACTCAGCACGGCCGAAAGTCATGAGGTGTACCAACCCTGGATCTTTTTACAGATTCTAATGTGCTTCAATATGGTACACGGTACGGGAATCGAACCCGTCTTTCCAGCGTGAAAGGCTAGCGTCCTAACCGATAGACGAACCGTGCATTGAACAGCTATTTTTTTTAAAGATCGTTTGTTATCACTACTGCATCGACAACAGAATCAATTATACAGGTATTGGTACCGTTGTCAACTTCGATTTTGTTGTATTTTTACAACGTTGTTTTATTGCAACTGGAGCACAGGGTCGGATTCGAACCGACGGCTTTAGAGTTTTGCAGACTCTTGCATTGGGCCTCTCTGCCACCTGTGCATGTATTTGGTAGTAGGTAAGGGATTCGAACCCTTCCGTTTCAGCCCATCTGACCGATCTCCCGAGCTTATAAGACTCAGCCGCACACCAGTGCTACCTACCGTTGGCGGAGTGACTGGGACTCGAACCCAGAAGCCTGCTTTCGCAAACCGACGGATTAGCAATCCGCTCCAATACCATTATGGGATCACTCCATTAAATTTGGCGGAAGCGGTGAGATTCGAACTCACGGACCCTTTCGGACCTCCAGATTTCAAGACTGGCGCCATAGACCACTCGACCACGCTTCCTAAATTTTGGCAGGGGTGCTTGGAATCGAACCAAGAATACGGGAATCAAAATCCTGTGTGATACCATTTCACCACACCCCAACAAGTTACATCTAATTTTTAAAGAACGTATATGTGTATTATAGTAGCATTTGCTTGTCTTGGCAATACACTGTTGTTTTTATACAACAACAAAAAACCCCTAGTCTTTCGATCTAGGGGTTTGAGAATTTTTGGAACTTTTTGGAACTTTAACTCATCAAACCCCTTGTACCTTGTATCCATGACAGATTATCGCCGGCAATGCTTGGGCGATACTCGCATGTTGTAAAGGTAGGTTTGGATAAGACTAACACAAAAATCTCCGTAAAAAATTTAATATACAGGTATATAGGCTTTTTATTAATTTTTTATAAAAATATTTACACGTTCGCCCATTTTCCATGGTCAATAGGTTGCCAGTGTATATTTTCTCTTATTATCTCAAAAGAAGTTGGAGGCCAAGTTATACCTTCGTTCATCAGTGCAGTTTGTAAAAGATATTCCGGATTGTATTTTGTGCCTGACATATACAAATCATGAAATTTATCTATAGAATCACAATATGCCGATATTATGTGTGGTAACCCTATTGCAAATTGGTCACAAAATCCGGTTTGATAACCACCGACATTTGCTATATAGCCGTTTCTTTGATTATTAGGTGTATAAATGACCTTCGAATCTTTAGACAAACAACTGTACGCCAATTTTAAATCGATATTTTCACTAAGCCCTAAATCTGTTCTTGAACGAATAACTAAATCATAAGAATCTAATTCTCTTCTCCACCTATCACAATATTGTAATATTTTATATTGTTGCCAGATGTTTATTGGATTACTGTAATAGTCTTGATAATCGTAAGGCAAAACGGAGTAATCGTTAGGATCGAGAAGTTCAATATATTTAATTCTATGCCCAGGTGGAAGAAAAGGTTTTATTTTTTCCAACACTTGCCAAGAATTTTTCACATGCCAATTTTTGGATATTTTTGGATCAAAACCTTCTTCTCTTTTCCAAAAACAAATATACCAATCTATTTCGCTATTTTTTAGATTATGTATCTGTGAATCGAAGTCTTTTGAAAATCTTGGATTACCTGTCAATAATAAAGCAGTTTTCATATTAAATTGGTTTACTTCTCCATTTTATTTTTTCTTCTTTGATTGGTAATTCTGGATTACCTATATCTTTAAAAACATACCATAATTGTTCTTTTATAGCGAACTTGGTATATAGACAAGTTTCTAAACTATAAGCTTCCATTTCCCATGGATGATGGTAATAATCCATCACTTCTGAATTGATTCTTTCACCTTTCCATTTGGATAAATTTTCATTGGTGTCACCCTTGACATATTGTCGAATGTGCACCATTTCATGTGCTAAGGTTATAAAAATTTCTCTTGCGCCGATCCAAGGATGTAATTCTACTACAAACTTTCTAGGTTTTTTAGCATCATTATTATCATCAATGTATGCCAAACCCCAATAGTTACTTTTTTTATTGAACTTTATTTTTAGATGCACGTTATCTCTGAGCCTTTTACTTGGCATCAGATATTCCGCATAAAAAAGTGAGGCTTTTCTTACAAATGGGGTGAAATTTTTTTCTGGACTATTGATCACTCTGAGATGCATATAATCCTCCAGGTATGCTCCATTTTATTTAGAGCAATGGATTTTTCATCTGGTGAATTATACTCTGTTTACGTTCACTCCAGCAGCATTTAAAAAATTAATACCATCTTCGGAACGGTAAGTATTTCTATAGTAAACTGAACTAATGCCACTTTGATAAACTAGTTTTGCACAATCCATACAAGGTGCATGCGTAACAAATAAAGTTGAGCCGTTTCCAGATTCGGTAGATTTAGCTAACTTAGCAATTGCATTCGTCTCAGCGTGAAGGACTTCGGGTTTTGTTTTCCATTCATGTTTATATTCGTTGTTAAAAATGCCAGGTTCGATTTCTTTTCTATAGACAACTAAATCCTCACAATCATTGTCCCAACCAGAGGGCATTCCATTATAACCAATGGAAATGATACGATCATCTTTTACAATAATCGCGCCAACATGAAGGCGCCGAGCCGATGACAATTCGGCAAACGTTTCGGCTACCTTCATATATGCATTAATAAATTTTTCTTTCACAAAACCTCGAAATTGTTTGGCCCGGCCGGAGGGAATCGAACCCCCATTCGCACTTTAGAAGAATGCTGTCCTATCCATTGAACGACGGCCAGAAATATTATTTAGAATAATCGACTTTATGAATACATTTATCCACAAGCCAATGATTTACCCATTCATCCTTGTCCTCTTTAAGAGTTGCAACTACTTTATCAATTTCTTCACGTGTCACTTCACGCCCATCAATAATCATTTCACCGAGACATTTTTGTGTCAGTTCATCAAACTTACGATCATGTTCAGTCATCACCATTTCATCGTAAGCGTGTTCCAATGTCTCTGCTTCAATCAGCCACTTATGGCGAAAAGTGTGAACAGTATCAATCATAAAAATAGGCATTTTAAATCTCCGTAAAAAGCAATTCAAATTCATCAGCGCGCTCTTCGTATAGAGCATATCCACGAGGATTACACAATATACGAGTATCACCGATCATATAATCAAAAACATCATGAGTGTGCCCATGCGTCCATAGTTTGATTTGTGGGTGGTCAAGAATAAACTCCGACAAGTCCGAAGAATAAGCACCGTTCGTAAGAATATCGCCATGATAGCGAGGTTTCACTGACTTCTTAGATGGTGCATGATGCCCAACAACTACGAACTTACCTTCAGGGTTAGCGTCAATGACACTCTTGATATAGTGCATTGTACTCACATGTTCATTATACACAAACATTGGAGTAAGTTTTTCTCGATCTTCAATCGCTCCACTATTACGAATAATACGAAAATCGTTCATTACACGGCTAACATGCCACAAAGTATTAGGATCGTTTTTGTTCATGTCGGTCCAAAGAGTAGCACCAATAAAAGTGTAGCCATTGATCTCAACCGTTTGCTTTTCAAGCAGATGAATATTTGTAAATTCTTCCAACTCTTCACGAAGAAGATTTTCGGTCAGTGTATAATCACCATTGTAGTGTTCATGGTTTCCCATGATATAAATCACATTTGGAAAACGCTCAGAACATTCACGAAAAAATTTTTTATCTGTAGGATGAAAATTGTTAGCGACACAAATATCACCCGATAAAATAAGAACATCTGCATTATCAGTGTTATTGAATGATGTAGTACCGAATTCCAGATGAACGTCAGATGCAAGTGCAATTTTCATTTAGTTTTTTCCAAAGAATCTTTTCGGATATAATGTAAAGGTTGTTTTTGATTTGAAGGATAATTTTTTACTACAGGTAGAAACAAAACACCATCAATTTCTTTAGACGGCCAGTGCGCTAATGTGTAATAAACATCCGTCAAATTAAAGCGATTGCGCATTTTAATTGGTTGATCTTTTGTATTCATAGCTTAAACAATAAGAAAAGGAAACATACTGACATGAGACAAAATGTTACCAACCTTCCAACTAGTGCACCAAGAAAGGCACCCAAAGCAAAGGCAGTAAAAGTTGTCATTGTCAAGTATGTTTCCATGTTAACTCACCGCATCCATAATAAAATTATACTCGAAAATGACTATTCTGTCAAGAGTGTTGTATTTTTGCTACCAATTTGAATTTTCTTTGGCTTTCTTTCTTCTGGAATAATATTTTCCAGTTCAATTATAAGAAGCCCATCGACAATATTAGCAGATTTTACCTGTACCGTTTGTGCCAAAATAAATCGATGATTGAAGTCCCGCTTTGCAATACCATAGTGGATAAATTCACGAGTAGTATCTTTATCGGCACTTTTACCTGTGACCAAAAGTTTACCATCGTCAAGAGTAATATCAATTTCATCTCGGGTAAACCCCGCAATAGCGATTTCAATAGTCCAATTGGTATCACTTGTTTTTACTAAATTGTATGGAGGGTAGGTTTGTGGTTTGACCGCCCTATCAAATTCTTCAAATGTGCTAAGAAGACGTTCGAAACCAACAGTTGCAGGCAGCAAAGATTTGCCGTAGTGAAGAGTCATGCTTTTCTCCTTAAAATAAGCGAGTTAATAAAATACCAACCCATAAGGCGTTGGTCCGAGGTTTATTTTACTAGCCTTAACCTCGGTAGGCTAGCCCATCCCGATTGGGATATGGTTATTTATTCACGTTCTGTGCTTTTTTACCAATATTATATTTGGTAATTAATTGCCAATCTTCTTTTTCTTTATGCGAAAGAATTTTAATTTGAGATAAAGAAACTATGGGGTCTTCAACCATATTCTTATCAACAATTTTTAACAGTTCCCAGTCCTCCAACAATTTTGCAATTGTATTTCTTCTTGCAATATCGTTCTCGGAAAAGTCTGTATTTTTACCATCTAATGCAAAAAGTTCTTTAAAGTGTACGATGTAGTATCTGCCTTGCTTATGTAGAATGTGACAAGACTGGTAAAGAACTTTTTCTTTTTTGGAAGCGACACCGATTCGCGTTAAAGTTTCACGAACTTTTAAAAAGTCATCTTTTTCCTTTAGAGTCACCTCTACCATGTTTTCTATTTTTACCATTATTTTTTCACTCCACCTTTTTCTAATTGTTCTTTTATGAAAGCGATATGTTCATCGGTTAGAATACGCAAGGCCTCTTTGGCTTTTTCATTTGAATAACCAAAATATTCTTTAACGCAATCTAAATTTTTGATGGTCTCTTGCTTTTGCCAAGACTGAAACTTACGTTTCATTGGTCTTACGGTATTTAGAAAATATTGGTATTGTAGTTTTGGAGGTAAATTTCCACACATATTCATTTGATTTGCATATAAAATACAATCCATATGATATGAGAGTGAGCGATTTATGATAAAAGGTTTATAATCAGATTCATTTTCTAGAACGTCTTTCTTCGTTTGAAGAATGCTTGGTAAGATTTCTTTAAATAGGTCGGTCATGTTTCACCAAATAGTCTAAAGCTCTTTTTAATCCTTGAGTATCGTCACCTAATAAACCAATCCCAAGATTACAATCAAAACAAAGCCAACCTCTAAAGGTATTAGTTTTAGGGCAATGATCAAGTGCTAATCCAATTTTTCTTCTACCATTGCCTTCCTTAGGTTTTTTTCCACAACAATCACATATTTCAGGTTTTGGTGGAGAATTTTTTCTTATTTGATCTACAAGTTTTCCTCTTTTATTTTTGCATTCTTTGCATCTAGAATCGTATCCATCATTTCGATGAATATGTTTAGGAAACTCTATTATTTTTTTCTGTATTCCACAATAAACACAGCTTTTACTATTCAAAAGAATTTCATCACCAAATAAATCATATATTTTCGTTTGAAACATGTTCCTTCTCACTTAAAGGAACATTCAACCATAAATTCGGTCAAACAGGCCATTAAGTTAATTTCCTGATCCGCCACGAATGCAGATTGATATTGGTATTTTGACAAAATTAAAACAGCAGGTGGAATGCTGTCAGGAGTTAAATATTCATACATCGAATCATATATTTTTCTGATTATGGTTGCTGCATCATTGTCAAGATTCGAAGTGACCCATTTTCTTGCTGATCCAAAATCTTTTTCTTTAATGGATTTGATAAGCGTTGCAATGTTTACGTCTGAAACATTTGACAAAATACCTTTATCGATTGCTCCTGAAACTGAATATCGTTGTAATTCATTTAGAATGCGTCGGTTATCAGGAAAGTATTTTGTAATGACGGCTGCAACAACATCTTTTTCATATGGAATGTTTTCTTGTTTTAAGATCCATTCAACACGTTTAAAGAACTGAGCCGCCATCTTAGCCTTTTGCCCATTTTGAAGTTTAAATTCAATAACGGAACAACGTGAATGAAGAGGTTCAATAATCCTATTCTTAAAATTACAAGTGAAAATAAAAGAACAATTAATTGAAAACTCTTCAATGGCACCACGTAGGGCGGGCTGTGTAGAATTGGGATTTAGATAGTCTGCTTCATCAATGATGATGACCCTCCGGTCACCAGAAAAACTCATTGCTGATGCATAGTTTTTGATCTTGGTGCGGAATGTGTCAATGCCGCTTTCATCTGACCCATTGATGATGATGTAATCACAGCCAATTTCTTCGCAGAGGGCTTTAGCGATTGTTGTTTTACCAACGCCTGCGGATCCAGCAAGTAACAAATTTGGGATTTCTTTTCTGTTGACATATTCTTGAAATATAGTTTTGATGTTTTCGGGAAGTATACAGTCTTCAACTTTATTCGGGCGATATTTTTCTACCCATAAAATTTGTTTATTTTCCAATCACAATCTCCATAATGTAAAATGAAATACTTTAAATTCTTTGAAGTTTTTTTCCACCATCTCCTTTTTCTATTCTTACCATAAAATATCGTGCATTATTAGGTAGTCCATGAATATTAATATTATTTTTTGATAGATGATATTTTAAAGAAGTTTCCTGTTGAACCAACTCTTTATTTTCCATTTGATCGACAAATAAACTGTTGAACGCATCAAAATATACCTTCATATTTTTCATATTTCCGATTGCAAATTGATCGTTCATACCTCCTCCTCCCATGTTCCTAGGAACATAAATTCCTTTATCTAAATCTACTTCCTTTAAGTAAACATCATCAGCGAGGTAACAATCGGGTCTATATCTTATAACACAATCATATTCTTTGTCAAGTAATTCAAAAGCTTTCATTGCTGAATATCTTTGATAATATAGATCAATAAGACTGGTTCTCATTCTATCAGGCTCAAATATATGATTTGCTCCAAGAGTTTTTTCTACTAATATTTCTAGTTCATTATTAAATAATTTTTCAATAGAAGGTTCATTTTCAGTTATGAATTTTTTTATGATGCAGTGTTTAGGTAGCCCCTTAATTATTTGTTCCTCAACCGAACCTCCACCTTCAAAAATATTTTTATCATCGTTTTCTAAGTAATAATTACTCCACATATAGAAATAAAGTTCTATGCTAGTTGCGTCTTTTATTTTATAATAATTGTCGAAAATATATTTTTTGTATCGAGGTTGCCCGGAAGCAATCATTGCTACATTCATATTTTTCTCCAACTATCGTTTTCTTTTACGTATAGTTTGCCATCGGGACCAGGAACAATTTTAACATTTACATGGTTTTCTGTTCCAGGTTTGTAATTTGGACCAAATGAGAATACGTATAAGTCAGATGAAGGAGGCATTTCTTCTCCGTAAGTAGCGGACAATTGTAGAACGGGTTTTGTTTCTAATTGTTTTTCTAACTCAGGTGTTGGAATTTCATCCTGTTTATAAACAATCCTTTCTTTTGCTTCTTTATAACCAGCAATTCCAACTGCAACAAATCCTGCTAGACCTAAACCTTTAGTAAACCCTCTACGTTCTTCATTCATTTTGCCTCCGTAAGCCCGATATAGAGGGTCTCAAATTCACTATCATGCGCAAGTTCTTCCTGAAAAGAATTTTTATGATGTGCTTTTGCCAAACGGCGAATTACTTTTTTAGGGATTTTATAATTATCAAAGACTGCATTGATAACATCTTTGATTGCATCTTTATGCTGAGAGATAATGTCAAGCTCATTTGAAATTTCATTCAAAGCTTCTTTGATCGATTTCAAATCTTCTTCTTTAAAAGTACCATATTGTGTAACAATATCAGTCATCATTAAGCTCCGTAAGTAGAACCAGGTTCAGTGGTGACCCAATATTCAATTGGTACAGACTTGTTTTTAAAGTGCCCAATTCCACGAGAATGAATTGTAACATCGTATGAACCAAGAATAAACTTAAAATTTTCTATAGCAAAAATCATTTTAAAAGTTTTGCCATCACCTTCTGCAATAGTTGTTGTATTTACGTTAGATGAATCATCTTTTACATTAAAAACATCAACCGTGACATTTACACCATCAGAAACAAAAGCGATATTCGTTGAGTTAAGTGCAGATGCAGCTTTCAAACACCAATCAAGATCCTCTTCTGTGATGGTGAAAATAATTTCAGCATTTTCCATGCTGACCTTTTTCTCAGGTGCAAGAAGTAAAAGTTCCTTTTTAGATTGATGATATGTCGTGCTACTTTTGCCTACTCGATTGCGGATAATAATTTTTTGATCTTCAAAATCAAGTTCAGGTAAAGTACCTTTAGAAAGGGATAGAACGCCCAAAAAATTGTTTAGATCGTAAATGCCGAACTCTTGTGGAAAGTTTTCTTCCACTGTTGCTTTAGCCAAAATATTTTTCTGCTTTGAAACAGTTTCAATAACATTACCAGGTTTAACATAAATGTTTTGATTAATTGTAGAAAAATTCTTCAATACATTCATGGTATTATTTGTCAACTTCATTACAAACTCCTTTGTCTAAGGGATTCAATTATATTACTTCCGTAATAACTTTTCAAGCATTCAGTGACTCTTTCTTTCAAGTTTTCCAGTGTGCCAATATTATCAATAATGTAATCTATTCCACTTCCAATCCATCTCCATTCTGATTCATGAACACCAGATTTTTCCAACATAAATTTTTCCGAAAAAACAGAACCACCGTGTTTATTGGCATCGGCTGCAATATGAAACCAAGAAGGTCTTGAACCTCTTCTAACTTCAATTAGAATACCTTCTTTGCTTTTTATCCATTCAATTTCATTTTTAAATCTAACGTCGGTTACCACCACATTTTGATTTGCTCCTAAGTTATTGATTTTATTTTCTAATGCATAAACCCAAAAGTCTTCATGAAAGACTTTTCTTCCTGCTTCTGTACCAAGTAGTTGAAGTGCTAATCGTGGTGTAAAGTGTTCACCGATTTTTTTAGACCAAAAACCGTCCGGTCTTTCTCTGAATTTTCTAGATTCTTCTGTATCACCCTCCAAAAGATTCCTTTCCCAACCGAAGAGGACTGAAGCAACGTCTTTTAAGTGTGAAGCAAAGCTTAATGAGTGAAATCCAAATTCAGTTTTTAGAAAATCACCAACGGTTCCTTTTCCGGAACCGATGAACCCTACTACACCAACGATCATTACATTTCACCAACAAAACTTGCTACAGCAGGCATATCACCATGAAAGTGATAAGTTCCGATATGTTGTGTTCTCATCCATGGGCACAACCAAATTTTTCCACCAATTTTTCTCCAAAGTTGACAAAACATATAATCTTCTGACAGATAACGATCTGAACCGCCACCAGTTGCAGAATCTTTTGTGTCAATAATAGTATCGAAGAAAGCATGAATGTAACGTGAACCGTCAAAATGTTGTTGCCCAACATGATCTGGTTTATAACGAAGCTGAGGATATGCTTCTTCCATTTTCGGAAAGACTTCACGGTTAATTAACATGAAACCTGTTCCAATTTCCATAACTTCTAGTGGCTCAGAAACTTGAAATTGTGCAGTACCTTTAACAGGATTAAATACAAAATCACCAGCAACCTTTTCTAGGTCGTGTGGTGCAATTTCTGGATGAAGAAGCGCAGCCTTTTGAACGCTTTTCCACTTAATCGCTTTTTTAGGATAAGGTCCGCCAATAACATCTTTGTCTAGAGCCAACATGGCAATAACATCTTGCGGATTAAAACAGATATCCGAATCGATGAAAAGTAGATGTGTGCATTCTGAACGATTGTAGAATTCATCTACAAGATAATTTCTCGCCCTAGTAATTAGTGATTCATTAAATAAGAAGGAAAATTTAACATTGATACCGTATTGAATACACATACCTTGAAGATCAAGGCATGCTTTCATATACAAACCATGGTTCATACCACCATACATGGGTGTAGCAACAAATAGACTTTTCTTTCTAAGTTCATCTGTTTTTATTTGAATTTCCATTTGCACTCCAAAATAAAAAAGGAGAGGTCACCAAATTAATGACCTCTCCTGTATCAAACCATTATTAAGCGGTTTGTGCGCGTACACCCATAGAACGGAACTGAGCCTTCATAGATTTTGAAGGTTTTCCTAGGCGATAAACGGATACTTTAGTACCATTACCACGAATCCGAGTGTTGGTATAAATTGCATACCCTTCCTTACGGAGTTCATGGATTCGAGCAGCAACATTTTTAACACCAAACCGAACACGAGCTTGTGCAACACTAAAGGTATTATATCCTTTAGTCTGTTTCAAAGTATTAAGCATACGTTCTTTTGCACTGGTTTTACTCATAACTAACTCCTATATCAAAAAATAAAAATAAAACTCGATCAAACGAGTACGCACATCATACTACTATGTAGTATATTTGTCAATGGGTTTGTGAGGTAAACATTGATTATTACCGACCAACCTGAGGCAAATATTTTTGTTTAGCTTCTTCCCATGTAAGATAGATCAAATCATCATAGAAAAGAGATTCTTTGGAAACATTATTTTTCTTCTTCAGCATAGAAATCCTGGGTTTTGCATACTTAGTTTTCCAGATTTCCGATAATGCTTCGCAGCTTGTATCAAAAGATTTAACAAGTTTATCCTCAGTTATTTCACCACGCAGAAATTCACAGGTGTTATTATACAGAGGTGAAAAATAAATTCCTCTTTGATGGTCTGTTTTCGTAAGTTCTTTTGGAATACCAAATTTAGGATATGCAAAATGCAAAGAACGATTCTTGTGATCACGCTTAAACGGCAAACCTTGTGCGTTCTTAGCTTCCCACCATTCAAAATATTTTTCAGTATGGTTTTCTTTCAACCAGTTCCAAAGCATTTGAAGTGTATTTTTCCTCGGTTCAAATGCTACTGAACCTGAAGAAAAACCCATTTTCTGCCAATATTCCAGCCCATCATATTGACTCAATCCGTTTGCTTTTGTATTTCCGTAAAGTGAAGTTGTGGTCACTCCGACCAAAGTATTACCATATTTTTCTTTCCAAATTCTCTGTACATCATCAGAGAGACATAGAAGGGCAAGCAATTTGCCACCCATGTAATTAAACCCTAGAGGCTGAAATGGTACTATCGAAGAACCAATAGCAGTATAATTGATCATACCACCCTGTGTTTTCTTTTCACGTTCCCATCCAATAAACTTATCTCTTGGTGTCAAATCAAGAAAGTCGGATGAGATACAAATAACACCCAAGTATTTACCTGTTACGTCATCCTTTACCATGAAGTTCAAATTTCTTCCGATATTAGAATTGTTTTTCATGGTGGAAATAAATGTTCTTGCGGTATTCCAAATTACAGGTAAATCTTTTGTTCTTTTTTTGTCTTTCTTTGTTTTAGATCCATCAACAGCAGTAACAAAAACTTCACCAGAATCATCGGTGTATTCCATGACGGGTTTAAGTTTTATAAAATCGTCAGGAGATTCTGGAATCCAAATGTTATTTTTAACAAAATTAATATATTGCTCTTGAGAAGCATCTACAAGATGCTTTTCTACATCACCAAAAACTGACGTAGTTTCTTTTACAGGATACTTCTCTTGAATTTCACACCACTTTTGATATAACGTGTACTCTTTTACGTCCATTTTTGACGCATATGACAGGTCACTGGTAAGTATTTCTGTTAGCTGATTTGTATCAATGTGTTCAAAATTTGAACACGGGTTTTTAGAACTCCAATCTTCCCATTGTTTTTTTACAAAATCTGGCCATTTTTCTTTATCGAATGTTTCTGTAATTTCCGCTTCGATTGTTTCCATTATTTGTTTCTTTCAAAGTTTTGGATAATAGTTTTAGATACTTGCTTCGTCTTTTCTGAGCAAGTTGTATTGATACGGTGCCTACATGACTATGATACGTGATTCCGTTCATATGGTCAAGTTCATGTTGAAAACATCTAGCAGTCATACCGGTAAACTTTGCTTGCCTTAAAATACCATTAAAATCTTGGTATTCTACCTCAATTTCTGCTGGTCTTTCTACGTTCAAAAACAAACCTTTGTAGGATAAGCAACCTTCTTCCATTTTACTTTGCTGTTCGGAAGACTTTAAAATTTTAGGATTAAAAAATGCCACATAGTTGTCAGCAGAACCCATTACAAACACTCGATATTCAAATCCGCATTGGTTAGCTGACAGCCCCAATCCATTATGAAGTTTGCAGGTTTCAACCAACGAACTGGCGAAAAAATTAGGGTCAACTGGTGGCTTTTTAAAATCAAAATCTGGTAAAACTTTTTTTAAAGCAGGATGGGCTTCAGGCACCAGATCGAAAATACGAATCTTTTCTTGTAAAACGGAAGGTTCATTTTTATATGGATCTGTATTAATTCGGATAACATCGTTTTCTTTAATTACATCAGTCATTTTACCACCTGTGAAAAATTATTTTTCTTTTCAAATCTAATTACGGATCTAAACTTGTCGAACAGTTGATCTCCCTTATGTGAGATAACAAAAACGTTAGTGTTATTATCTAGTGTATTCAAAAGCTTCATAAATTCTTCTGTGCCAACACCATCTAATGAAGAATCAAAAACTTCATCTAGAATAAGCAAATTGGTATTAGTTGAATTTTTTAATTTTGCTATTTGTCTCCACGTAAATAATAGAGCGAGGTCAATTCGCATCTTTTCTCCCTCAGAAAAGGAAGCGTAAGAAAAAACATCACGATGCCTTGACTTAATAGTTTCTTCGAAGTTTTCATTTAGATTAAAATTAACAAAAAAGTCCATTGCAGTTAAATACTTATTGATCAACTTATTCATTATTGGCAAATATTGCTTAATAATTTTAGTCTTGATGCCTGTATCTTTTAAAAGAGTAGCAGCAAATTCATGATATTGTTTTTGAACAGATAATTCATTACCATTTGTTTCTGCATTCTTTAATTCATCATTTAAAGTTTTTAGTTTTTCATTATCATTCTCTGTAAAAAATGTATTCTGTTCTAGAGATTTTATTTCTTCAATTAGTTTAAGGTTATACTTATTAACGCTAAAAATCTGTGTATTTAATTTAACTACTTCAGAGTTATGTTCATTAATATGTTTCTGTATTTTTTGAATTTGATCCAAACGGGAATGTAATTTATTCAATTCATCAGAAAGCTTTTCACTTGCCACATCGATTTCTTGTATTTTATCTTTTTTGGTTGTGATGTGATTAGTTTTAGTATCATGAGTAATGATCTGATGGCATGTTGGGCAATCATTATTCTTTTCAAAAAAATCTATTTCTTTATTTAATTTTTTAATGTTATCAGAAAGTTTTGATTGTAATGTTACAATTTTGGTACTTTTTGAATGAATATTTTTTTCATCCGAAATACTATTCTGTAACTGTTCGATATGTTTTTGAATTAACTCAATGTCACGGGTTGTCTTTTCCACAAACTCCTGATTTTTTATTCCTTCTTCTTTTTTCTTTTGAATTTCCGATTCAAAATTTTTTCTATGCTCTTCAAGATTTTGTTTTTGAAGTTGTATTTTTTCGTTAATTAATTTTATTTGATACTCGTAGTCTTTTTGTGAATCTTTAATTGCACTAATTTTATTTTTGACAATGTTATTCATTGAAGAAAATATTTGTATATCTAATAGGTCCTCAATAATAGTTCGTCTATCTGCCGGAGTCAATTGCATGAATGGTACGAAAGATGCGGAACCCAAAACTACAATTTGAGTAAAGGCTTTTAAGTTCCATTTCAGAATAAATTTTTCGAGATGTTCTTGATAATCTTTTGCTTTGGCATCTTGATTTACTAAAACATTATTGCAATAGATTTCAAATACATTAGGTTTTATTCCTCGAATAATTTTATATTCTTTTTTACCAATAGAGAATTCAATTTCAACAACACAGTTTGAGTTATTGATAGAGTTCAATAGCTGTGGCTTGTTTATTTTCCTAAAAGGTTTGCCAAATAAACCAAACGTAAGAGCATCTAATATGGTAGATTTGCCTGCACCATTTTGCCCAATAATCAATGTGTTAGTTGATTGATTTAGATCAACCTCTGTAAATGAGTTTCCCGTGGAAAGAAAATTTTTCCACCTACATTTTTTAAATATAATCATTATCTAAATTTTGGCCCAATAACCCAAGAAACAAGAGTTTTTCTAATTCCTTTTGTGACTGGTGTAACCCTGTGAAGTAAAAAAGAGGGCAGTAAAAGAACATGACCTTTGTTCATGTTTACATTTACAGGAAGTCTTTCTTCAGAAAGATTCACTTGAAAGTCTCCACCTTCAAAATCAACACCTTGTTGATTCAACATTAATACAATGGTCATTTTTCTTAAATGTTCATTAATTCTGTATGTTATATTCTGTGGTGTATTCATTGCAATATCCATATGAAATTCATGTTTTCCTGTAACATCATATTCAGCATATTGCATATAATCAAATCCTAATAGGTCAAAGCCAAACATTGTGTCATTATAGAATCCTATCAATGTATTTAATTTTTCATAAATCCATCTGTTGTTATTATCCGGTGAATTTATGAATGCTGTTTTAGCATTTCGTGTGCTGTAAACGTCAGTGCCGTCAAATAGTTGCCCTTTACCTAAAGGTAAAGAAGAACAGTAATTTGAAATAATGTCAACCTCTTGGCTTGTAAAAAACCCTGTGTCAACATGCATGCTTGGAAAAAATAAAAGTTTATCCAAAGGGTTATTAACCAATCTGGTAGCATGGCTCATGATGTTTCTCCTTCATTTAAAGCTTCAATATAAATTTCTTGAAATAGAGTTTTTAGTTTACTCTTTTCTAAATCAGTTGTCAAGTTATCTACATATTTGTTCAATATGGTAATGGTATCTTCAGCTTGATCAATGTCATCATCCATAATATCTTCTACATCGGTAAAATCTTCTGCAATAGTAATGTCTATTGGATTCACTTGATATAATTTATTAATCAGCATATCAAATAGGTATGGATTGGTTTTGTTTATGACAACAACTTTTACATATACTGATGCAAAAGGAGCAAGATCCATTTCCTGTATCTCTTTTATAGATGAAACCTTATCGTCATATGTTAACTTATGGAACATTCTATAAGGATTAGGTATAAATTCCAATTCGTGAGTTTTCAGATCGAAAATATGAAAGCCCCTTTTATCATCGTAATCTTGCCAGGTTAATTCATATGGATTACCAAGATAATGAATATTGCCTTTTGAAGATTTGTGGTGATAATGCCCAGAAAAAACTACATCAAACCTATCGAATAATTTAGGATCGAGCCCTTCATGTGAAGGTGCTCCTCTATACATTTGAAAACCTTCAATTTCAAAATGACCCATGCAAATAGGTGCTGTCGTGTTTTTTAATTCTTCCATAGATGCGACATAATTTTCTGAACAAATCCATGGCATCATGGTGACTGGATAGTCAGAAATCTGTATCGTTTGAGGATCGTTTATGGTGGTGATGTTATCATATTCACTCAGCATCAGGTCTGGTGAATTAACTTCGTTCGTGTTTTTGTAATAGGTATCATGATTACCCACCAGCATGTAAACTTTTATACCTCGTGTTTTTAGTCTTTCAAAAAACATTTTCTTTGACCTCTGCAAGGTATAAAAGTTTACATACTTGCGACGGTCGAATGTGTCTCCCAATATTACAACGGTGTCGATACCTCTATCATCGATTTCTAAGAAAAAAAGATTATAAAATTTTTCATAGAAATCTAGGAAATGAAGTGAATCGTTTCTTGCACCGAAGTGCTGGTCAGTTATCAATGCTATTTTCATAATTAGTCTTCAAGAAATTTTTCAATACCCTTTTCTTTTTTCACGATTTTCTTTTTCTTTTTGGTCTCTTCGAAATTTTCAATAAACTCTGATATATTGTCGTACAGTTCAAATGGTTTGGAATTAATTTCATCGAAACCCATGAGTTCAGACTCATCTAGAATACCAAAATTTTCAGTTGATTTGTATTTGACATAGAGTTGTTTTTTCTCTTTCTGTATTCTCCTGAGAAAAGCATAATATATGATTTGAGTAAAATAGGCAAATGCGTTATTGGATTTTTGAGGGTCAAAGTTTTCAAAATACATCAGACAGTTTTCAATACCATCTGCGATCATTTCATCACGATAGGTATAGTTGATGAAGTTTGGTTTGTGAGAAAGCCCTTCAGCAATCTTCATGAAACACTCACCAATGTAATTTGGAATAATAGGTTTTGGTTGTCTCTCTTTTTTTGCAAGAGCTACCGCTTCTTTGTAATCGACCAATGCTTTGCAAAAATCAGCATTGTTTATGTAATGTTTTTTGGTATTTGTCATATTGTTCACCATAATAAGTATTGATTTCCACTTGACAAAGGTCTACACTCCACTATGTACCCTCTGCATGTTAATTAATAAATCTTTCCTTAGGTATCTGGAGTGCCTCCAGTAATACTTTCAACTTATCTTCATTTTCATCTTCAAAAGATGAATCACTTTCTCTAGATTTCTCAAGAGCATCTAATGCATTCTCATAGTATTCTTCAAAGTCATCAGAAGGATCAAGCACAGCAATAATCTGATCCCGTTTAATAGAAGCAGTATTTGATTTAGTGACTGGGTAGGGTAACCAAAAGTCCATTGAAATATTATGCGCACCACTTCTATCAATTTTTAGAAAGAATTGAAGGGGCTTTTTAACAACAATCTGTTCTTTTTCCTCTTCGGCATAGCAAATGATTTGGTCACCATTATACAACTTGATTACTTGAACTCTTTCCATTTTTTAGTCCTATTTTATAGAGTTTGTAAACAAACTTCTCTTCATTATATATCTTTGTTCTTTCCACGAAATGTTTGAGTGTATAATTCATATGGTTTTTGTATCTCAAATCATCTGCTATATCATATAATATTGCTTTTTCTTTTTTATCACCTATTCTAAGTGCCCTACCTATCGATTGAAGATTACGTACTCTAGACTTTGATGGTGAAGCAAAAATCACATTATGCAAATTTCTAATATTAATACCGGTAGAGAACGTACCATACGATGCGATAATGATTGCATTTTCTTCTTTTTCTGTTATACTGCGGACATTCTCCCTCGTTTCAACATCTGTTTTTCCATATATGAAGAAAACTTTTCTGTCACCAATATTTTTTGTATTGGTGATAAGATCATATAGTATTTTCCCATGTTTGTCAACGTATTGGTACAATATGAGTGTATTACCTTTTAATGATACCGCTAAATTTTTGATGAATTTGTTTCTCGTTTCATTCAATATCAGGTATTCAATTTCTTCTTGGTACGTAGTTTTTTTCATTAACTCACAAATTTCATCATTATGTTTTAGAACCAAACATTTGATTTCAAACTCTGCAAGTCTGTTTTTGTCCATCAGTTCTTTTGTGGTGGCAACTCTTTCGGCTAGACCAAAAAGCCCCTCTAAAACTAACTTATGGGTTTTAGTGCCATCTAAACTACCTGTCAAACCTACTCTATATTTTGCATTGATACACTTGGTCAGTATTGATGTTAACGATTGTGATTTGAAAAGGTGAGCTTCATCACCTATAACAAAATCAAATTGTTCGAAATATTCTTTAGGAAATTGATAGATTGATTGCCAAGTTGTTATTATCAAAGGTAGTTGTGTTGTTTTTTCTTTGCCCTGGTAAATTTTATGTATTGTGTTTGATACATCCCATTCGTTCTCTGAAGAATAGTCGGCAAAATCAGAATAAAGTTGTTCAACCAAAGATGTTCTTGGTACAATTATCAGACCTTTTTTGCAGTGATAGTCTAATAATTGGCGTACAATCATGTACATGATTAATGATTTGCCTGATGCTGTCGGAGAAAGTAGTAAGCATCTTCTTTTTCTCATTGCATGTATAAATGCAGTTTTTTGATGAGAATCTACAGTTAACTTTTGGCCTCTTGAATGTGCGTTTAACTGTTGTATATATTTGTCTGCTAAGTATTCTGAAAAATCATCAACGAGGTCTGGGCGTGGATCCCTGTATTCTACAGAATAATCTCTTTCACTTGCAAATGTTTCAATTAATGAATATAACCCATGATATAGTTCATTACTTCTTTGATCGAACAACCTTATCTTACCGTCCCAAATTTTATTTCTAAAAGCTGGTGTAAATTGAAATCCTGGAACAAAGAACGTGAAATAGTCGGATAGTTCTTGTGCTGTGCTACGATCACACTCTACTTTAACGTAGGCTTCGTTACTCTTTTTAACTATTATTTTAGTTTCCACCTATAAATCTTTCCCATGAAATATAATCTCTTAGTTGATAAGTTCTACTTTTCAATTCTTGAAGAATAGATTCGCATACTGAAATGCATTCTTCATGATGCATCTTTTTTTCTAGTAATCTAATTAAATCTTTGTCTGAATCTATATATCGTTCTATGCCTTGCTTCGTTTTAATGTTAAGAAGAAAAGGTTCCCAGCCATATTCTTCTAGTTCTTCTTGAGACAGACTACCATTGTAGTATTCTTCTTTGATCTTTCTTTGCCTAGAATAATCAAAATTAAGTTTTTTATTTGAGATTCTATGTTTCACTAATATTTTCAAATACTTATTGTGCAGAGTTGGTATTTTAAGAAGTTCTTTACCAGGTTCAGTCGAGTCAATGATAGAGTCTTCTTCCCACAACTTCATAATTTGTTCAAGATTTTCCATGACTAATCCATTTATAAACCTTTATTTTAACATTAAAGTCTTTCAATGTCAAAATAATTAAAACGGAAAGATGCACTAGATATTAGATGGTCTTCAGCCGATAAAGTGGTATCGAATTCTATGTCCCCCAAATTTAATGGAAAAATATCATTATATTTTATTCTGAATTTTGGATTGTTTTGATTAGAATAAATGGTTAATATGGCTTGAACTTTTGGAAATGATCGATAGTTCATGTCTGTCGTAATACCTTTTATCCAATTATGAATATACAGCCACGAGGTCAAATCCTCATTTACCAAAAATTCTATATCAAAAGAACCATATGTGATTTTGGTACCAGCTACAAAAAGATCGAGATTAGGAGTTACATGTGGTAATTCACTGACTTGAACACCAGGTAAATTTACTTTTTGGCAAAAATAAATCGTATCTGAAATTTCTGGAAAACTAACAGAATATTTGGTAGGTTGTAATAGATTAGTATTCTTAGGTTTTGTGATTAGCCCACTCATAGTTTCCTCCTTATCTACTATTTAGGAATAAAAAAAGAGGAGCCCGAAGGCTCCTCTGAAAGACCACTCTTAACGGTGGTTTTATCGATACTACTATTACATCAGGTTAGCAACACGGAAGATGCGGTAGTATGTGTTACGCTTAGAGTACAACTGACCCAGATCAGCGTTAGGACCACCAGCAAATGGGTTTGCTACCATGCCGTAACGAGTCTTGAAACCAATCTTTGGCTGGAAGGTATACTGATCAACCGCACGAACCATCTGGAGAGGAACGTATGGGCAGTAGAACAGACCAGCGTCATAAGGTGAAGAACCCTTATAACCGATTGTAACAAGCTCTTGATTGCTTGTATAGCCACCGAAGTATGGATCGATGTAAACCTTGATACGACCATGCAGAAGACCTGCAAAAGTGTTACCAGTGTCATCAACTTGTAGATCGGCTGACAGAGCAGGTGTGTACTGAAGAACACCAGCCATGGCCATTGCAGAAGCAACGTCTGAAGAAACGATCAGAACGTTACCTTTACCACGACGAGTTTCTTTAGCAATAACGTTAGCATCACGTTCGATCTGGAAAATCAGACCTTTGAAACGCTCAACTGACCAACGACCATTTGAATCTGTGTCAAGGTCAAATACACCAGCGGTTGTCGTACCATACTGAGCACCGTTCTTAGCAACAGTGTAGATTGTACGGATAACTTCACGGTTGATCTCAGCAAGAATTTCTGTTGACAGAATGTTTGAAAGTTCTGTCTCAGCATCAAGCCCGTGAATTGCTTTCAGGTCTTGTGCAAGTTCTAGTGAGTATTCAGCTTTCAGCGCACGGCTTTGTGCAGTAACAGTAACTTTCTCAATTGAGAATGCCATTTGACCAAATGCTGTGTTGCTTTCAGAACCCAAGAATTCAGCAGTAGCAGTTGGCATACCGATACCAGTTGTGAAGGTATTAGCAGTTGTAAAACCGTTACCAACTGGATTGGTGATTGTGTCACCAGTTGTGTTGTTGGCGAAACCGAAACGGTTTGTATCTGAACCGATACCAGAGAACTGTGTATTAGCTTCATTGAAGAAGGCTTCTGAACCAGAAGTCATGTTCTGACCATAACGTGCGCGCATTGCAAAAATAAGACCAGTGGGACCTGTCATTGGCTGAACGCCAGCAACGTCATAAGCGATCAGGTTAGGAAGCGCACGGCGAACCAGGCTAATAAGAATAGGGTCAAAGTTCTGAACGCCAGAACCAGTAACGTTTGTTGGTCCTACGCTTGTTGTTTCTGTAAGCATGCCCATTTGAGCGCGATCAGATGCCATTGCCTGTGACTGGTTCTCAAGAACCATTGCAGTGACGGCTTTACGATATGGATCCTTAATTGCTTCCAGCTCTGGATGCTCAAGAACTGGTTTCCATTTTGATTGAATTTCTTCAGATAGGTACATTTAAATACTCCTATGTGTTAATTATGGTATTATTTATTTTAATACCGATTTTGAGATTGTTTTTGCTACAGCGTCTACGAGTGGGTCAGATGACAACTTTGTTGGTTTGTCTTCTGGTACTTCAACGCCTTCTTCTAGGGCAGACTTTTCACCAGCTTTAACTGTTGAAGGAGCATATGCTTCTTTCAGCGTATTAAGCTTTTCGGTGAAATCTTCCTCAGAAGTGAACTCGACACTCTCTGCGAGTGATTTAAGTTTCTCTACCTGAGTCTGCGTTAGGCCTTCGCAAACTGCTTGCACGGCCTGAATTTTTTTGTATTCATTAATTGTTTTGGAAAGCTCAACAGAACGTTGAATCTGTTCGTTAAGTTCTTCTTCCAATTCTTCAACTTTACCAGCAAGTTCTTCCACTGCATCAACTTTTTCCTCTGGAATGTCAATGTAGTGTTCAGCAAACAGGTTGCGTAGACCAACGATAAAGTCTTCTACGATTTCTGAACGAAGCCCAGATTCGATGGCAAGTTGATTTTCTTCCATCCATTCTTGAACCATATAGTTCAGATAGTCATCAATCTTTGTTGCAAAATCTTCTCTGAGTTCGGTAAGAGCAGAATCGAATTGTTCTTCATATTCTGTTTCCATTTCTTCAACAATTTCCTGTACGCGAGACATAACCGCTGCTTCAAAAATTGTTGTTGCTTTTTGAACGAATTCTTCAGACAAGTCTTCACCTTGCATAAGCGCATCAATATCTTCTTTCATGCTATCTTTTTTGACCATTTTTTTCATGAGCTTCTTATCTTCTTTCTCATCTTCATGTCCTTCTTCTTTTTCTTCTTCAATCATATCTTCTTCATCAGCATCAACTTCTTCGTGCTGCCCACCATACGATTGAAATGTGGCACCTTTGTTTTTGTCCATCATTTGACGCCCTGATTTTCCTTCTGGGCTTTCAACGGAACCTTGTTCAGCAGGTTGACCTTTTAGTTTTTTCATTGGCTCAGCACCAACTGGAGGTGTTGCACCTGGAGGTGTTGCTGTTGGAACACCTTTAGTTGCATCTGGACCACCATCTGTAGTTTTTGTAACTTCGGTGCCAATGTCACCTACTTCTTTTTGACCAGAAACGACTGAGGTTGGCAGACGGCCTGGCGCATCTTTTTTAGCTGTGCTGATACTTTTGTTTAGAATTTCAGCGGCAGCTTCAGATAAATTGAACTTCTTACCCATTTGGAAATCTCCTTGGTTATATGTGGAATATTTATAATATTATAATTTTTTAATGAAGTTTTCGAATATTTGTAAACTTACTTGTTCAATTTGTTTTCTCGAAGCCTTACGAATTTCTTTCGTTGCCTCTTGAAGATGAACTTCAGTCCATTTACCCTCTACTAACATCCATTCTTTGCCTTCCATAATTCCCTGCACAAATGCACCTGGTGCAGAAGGGTCGGCCACAATATCTGCCGCTGTGGCTAGATAAAAATCGGGTTGTACAACATTGACACCGTTGACCATTTTAAGAGAACCCATACCTCTTGATGAAACTCCTAGCATAGCTCCACCTTCGATTAGATTTCTTGCAATGTTACCCATTGGTGTATCGAGAATCTTTGCTTTACCAACCCATTGCGTACCATCTTCTCTCAAACCGGTAACCATATGTGATACGCGATCCAGATTAATAGTTGGTGAATCAGGATGCCCTAATTCACCAAAAGCTCGATTCTTATTGATATATTCTTGGGTATAACGATCTACTTCTTTTTTCAAAGTATTGTATTCGTAGAGGCGTTTATTTTTATTTTGTCTCTCGGCTACAAGGAAAGGACCTTCAATAAAAAGTGACTTCTTTCCGTCCTTTTCTTCTGTAAGGTATTGTACCGATTCTGTGATTTCTTTTATTAATTTCATCTTACCCCCAAAGACGCCCTTCTTCTAAGTGACATTCTTCTTTTACGAAGAATTGTGTTTAATTTGCCTTTACGTTTAATCTTAGCTTTTCTAGCACCCATCTTTCTTCTTCGTCTTTCTTGAGGTGACATTCTAACAAGTCTGCCACCTCTAATTGTATAACCTGGAACGCTAGAAAACTTTCTTCTTCTTTGTACCTTACCGCCTCGTACTCTCACTTTTACTAATTTTGTTCTACCAAATTTTTGTACGTTGCCCTCATTTAATTCGAGCAACTTCTTTTCAAATAAACGCTCAATTCTTTCTTTAATTATTGACATTATGGTTTAAGTGAAAATGCACCATAGTTAAATGCAGCAGGATCATTAAATTGCCCGCGCTGATAATAAGTATTATCTTTTCTCAGTTCAATAACAATGCTATAGCTAGAATTTGCAATTTGACCTTTAGTATAAATTCCTATATCACCGTTATTGTTTTCTCCAACTGAAGTATTTTTTACTGTAATCCAATTGCCCTCGCCATCATATTCTCCATTTCCATGTAAGAAGAAAAGTGGCACACCACTGTTTGCTGTTTGAAATTCTGTGTTTGACCAATATAGTTGAACTGTACCACCAGTGCCGTATGTGTCATACCAAATTCTATTTACGGTTAAACCGTAATACGATAGAGTAGTGTTAGCAGAACCGCCCCAGACGTTTGCAACAGGGAATCCGTTTGTTGCCAATGCACCATATAAAGAATTAGCTTTAATTCTTGCAACATTATCTTCTTGCCCTGATCCATCGAAATCTGCCGTAAGTTTAATAACGGCGTGTTGCGTATCGTCTTTTAAAACTTGATATGAGAATTTGTTTGCCATTTTTATTCCTTGGAAAACTTAACTATAGTTTGAAAATGTTTTGCACTAGCTTCTAGCATATCGGCCATTTTTTCTTTGTTTGCCTCATTGATTTTTTTATAAACAGCCATTATATTGTTTGCTATTTCTGGAGTGATTTCGGATGTTGAACCATCTAAATGTTCAACAACCATTTTTTGTTTTTGTTCTGCAACAATTTTAATTTTATCTAATATCGTTTCTTCGGTAGACAGTTGCATAATACCGTCATATGGCACAGTGACATACTTGTTAATTTTATCAACGTAATACAAAGCAACTTTTTGCCCATTCGGGAATAAACGAATAGATTTTCTTCTCATAATTAAAACCGCTGGAGGATCTTGCTCGGAATGCCCAGCTTCTCTTCCTTCATATACAGGATAATTTGTTGCAACCAAAGAATCCTTGTTGATTAATTTTTTGAAGACCGGATCGTGGTCACACATGTGTTGACCTTCAGCGTGCCTTTTTTGCACATCATTAAATGATGCGACATATGGTGCAAGGTATTCTGGGTGGTGAGCATGAAACATTACATGCGCAGCATAATCACCAAGATCGACTTTTCCTCTTTTCTGAATATCTAAATGCTGATGTAATTCTGATGGTGAAAGCCAACCATCTCCGTCTACATCAGGAGAACCATCTTCGTCAATCTTTGTTTGAAGAAAGTCTTTTAATCTTTTCATTGCTGCGTTTCTTCTGAATCTTCCGTATTTTGTTCTTCTTGCCCTTCTTCAGCAGAATCTTCTTCTTGTTCTTCTGATTCTTCTTCATTATCGGAATCATATTGAGAAATAAAGTTTCTTGCCATCTCTTGTTTACGTTGTTCTAGAGCGTCAAAAATTTTATCATTGATTGCATTATAAAACGCAGCTCTCATTTCTGTGGCGTTATCGACGAGAGCGTTGTCAACCACTGCTTGAATATTTTCATCTGGCATTATTTTTTCTCCATTAAATATAAATTATTTATACCACTCTTTTCAGCATACGCAATGCGAGAGATTCTTTCAAACTCAAATCACCTTTTATTGGTTTATTATCTGCTGTATCTCCGGATACTGGTGAAGCATTTGAAATTGCAGGAGATGTTGGAGCATTTCCAGTTTTTGCATCGGCCGCATCAGCAGCTAATTCTGCTTGACCCTGCTGTGCTATTTGCATTGGATCTAAAATTAATCCTGCTTCTTTTTCATCATCAATTTGTTCACGCATTTCTTTGATATCTTCATCCGTCATTCTCAATACATTTCTTTGTATCCACTCCATCGAATAATAGCGCCCGACATATGGGTCTACGGAACCAAGAAGTGACAGACGTTCTCTTACCAATTCTGCTTCTTTTAATTCGGCAAAATTATTGTCTTTTAAGAAATCGTAGTATATGTACTCTTTAAATTCGTCGAACTCATCAGATGTACAAATACCTTTTAGTACACATTGCACACGCAGTGCTTGATCGAAAACTTCTGCAAACTTTTGTCTTTGGCGATCAACAAACTTTGAAAACTTTACTTCATCACGTGTAATTTCACCAACTCTGCCAAGTGAAAACCCAGTTTGATTTGGATCTAAACGTGACACTGGAACATTTAATGCTTTGTACAATTTCTTTTCAAAGTATTTAACGTCTTCTAGTTCACCTAGATTCTGCCCACCAGGTAATGTTGTAATTTCTGTACCTTTACCGCCTTCTCGGCGAGGTAACCAGAAATCTTCCATCATTGACAGGAATTTTCTATCATCACGGACCTCACCTGTCTGAGCATCATAGACAAGTTTATTTTTATACTTGACCATAATGTCGCGTAGGTATTGTTCAGCCTTTAACTTAGGCAAATTGCCTACATCGATATAGAAAATTCTACGTTCTGGTGCTCTTGATATACGGTAAATTACTGTAGCATCTTCAATCATACGTAACTGATTGAGTGGTTTGATTGCCTTATGAAGATATGAAAGCACAACTGCACGACGAGAATCCATCAATCCTGAATTGATATTGATGATAGAGTCTTTTGCAATACGAACGCCTACAGGTCCATAACTGGATGAAGTGCCTGAAACTACTTTGTCATTGTAAATGTAATATTCATTTACAGTTGTTACCACATCCGCTGCTGTTGATTTATCTTTTTCTTTTTTAACTTCACGAACTTTTCGTATTTTTCTTGGATCAATATATCTAAGTGCTTTAATACCAGACTGTGGATTTTCTTGGTCTATAATGATGTGATAGAACAATCTACCATCAACATAGAATCTACGGAAAATATCCGTGGCCATGTTATTATAATTCAATACTCTTAATATAATTTTGAATTCTTCTTCGATGGCTTTTTTGATTCTGTCTGGTTGCTTTAGATCGTCCATAATAATTCGAATCGATTGCCCATTGTCGTTTTGAACAATTGCTTCGTTGACAATATCATCAATCGCCGATTCGATTTCTGGCTGCATTGCCATTTCTCGATAACGAGAAATTAATTCGACCTCGTTTTTTGCTGTACCGTCTAAATCAACATACGTGCCATAATATGCTGCGGCAGAAATAGTTAATGCACCGTCCTCATTAGATGGGACGGCAAAAGTTTTCTCAGACTGTTGTTGTACTTCAGTCTTTTGTCTTGAGATTTGAAAGCCGAACAAGTTCAAAGCCATTGATTTCTCTTTCTTTTCAAATTAAACATAATGAGGAGCATAAGCCCCTCTATATTAAGAAGTAGTATCCGATTCCCACCACTGATATGCTAGGGTCACCGAAAATTCTTCGATTGCATCATTCGAACCCCAGTCAAGATCAATTGGTGCTAAGTCAACAGGGAATGCACCTACAAAGTTATATGCTTTAATAATATTTCCACCTTTATCATACTGATTTACTTTCGCATCGACAGAATAACCTGCTGGTGTTCCTGCAACTCCGTTTCTCAAATTAGTTGTATGTGAATTAATACCGTTCATCCAAGATTCAAAAGCTTTACGAACTTTAAAGTTTTCATCGTTGATTATTGTAATCGTCCAGTCAGCAAAATTTCTATTTCCAGCAAATTTCAATTCGCGCCCAAAGTAGAACAGTGGTACAGTGCCAAGTGTTGAACCTGGCAACTGTGCGCTCTTACATAAAAATGTCAGTGCTTGTGCAGAAGATGCGGCCTCTGTACTAAATGTTGGAAAAGTCATTGTGACTTGGAACAGATTTGGACGAGCACCATCTCCTACAAGATTTGCTCTGAACTCTGCTACATTAAAAGCCATTGTTTTCTCCTATTTCCTATTATTTATTAGACAGAACCGACGATTTCACTGAAGCTTACACCACTACGCACTGCTATGAAGTTCAACTGAATATAGTTGATAGAACGAGCAGGCTTGATGTAAATGTCACCAACAAACTGGTTCGAGTCAATTACTTGTGGAGTATTATTAGTTGTATCGCAAACAACACGATAATCGTAAATACCACGGCGACCTTTAACGTCACGTAAGTATGGCTCAACGATTGCTACAAATTGCGCTCTAGTAAATTCATCGTTCAGTTCAAACAGTGAGAATTTGGCAGCAGTTGAAATTGCTTTTTCAAGTACAATAAACAGGCGGCGAACATTAATTCTACTGAAAGCAGAGGGCTGTGTTGTTAGTGTTTTATCGCCATACAGAATGGTGCCTTGCCCTGGTAAGGATACAACAGGGTTTACACCGATAGAGTAAATATTATCACGATCTGCTTGTGTTGGATTCCATGCCAGTTTTACGACATTTTTAATTGCACCACGATTTACACCAGCAGGAGAGAACCAAGGATCATTTGTTTGATCCGTTCTTGCACACAAACCAGCAATGTCACCATTTAATGGTATCCAACGATAAACATTATTGTACTTATCGAATTGATATTTCCAACCCGAATCTGCGACTGCATAAGTTGATGCTCTTGACAGTGTGCTTGCCCAAGTGGCAATACTGGTTGCCGGCGTTGCAGTGTTGACAACATTTACATATTCTGGAGATACAAAAGCTATACAATCTTTTCTAGAACCTGCTAAATCAATTGCAGTTTGTTGTACAGATGTGTTTGCATCAGCGGTTACAATTAATGAAATATCAACTTCATCTGGATTATCAAACAAATCATATCCCGATTGTTTTGTTCCGTTGTTAACAGCTAGTGATCTACCGCCGGCGAATGAGAATGCTGCTCCAGTATTGGCAGCGCCCATGGCGGCACCAATAAAGCTTGTGCCGGCGGCTGAATTGCCCCAGTTGGTGATGCTAGAAGAAAACGCTGTAACACCATTTGCAATGTTAGCCTGTGGTCTAGTTTCCATAGGACCTAAAGCATAGATATAACGTGATTGATCTCTAATTACTGTTCTATAGTATGCTGAAGAACCATCATCATTAATACAATCCACTGCTTTTGATAAGAAGGGGAAAGTTTCTAGTATCGCACCTTTAGTCCCAGTAAATATACCACCTTCATCAAGAACAACCATATGAAACTGATCGTTAGCTCCATTTCTTGCACTAGTGTACGAAGATGTAGACGGAGCACCCGAGAAATAATTTTTATATGCCCAAGATGAAAATATTTGAGGAGCAGTATTAGTATTTGCAAGAAGTGCTTGTGTATTTCCGCCAGTAATAGTATCAGAAGGTAATTGTGTATTTGAAGTATAAATTTGAGATGTTGAAACGTTAGCATCCCAAACTACAACTTTTAAGCTGTTACCTAAAACACCAGGATATCTTGCTGCAAAAGTTGCCAAATATGAATCTGTTTGATAATTTATATCGTAAACATCTTCATTGTTTAAAGTAGTTATGTAACTATAAAGATTTGAAAGTAGATTGGCTACTGCATTAGCATTATTTGCATTTGGATAAAACAGAGAATCCAAATTCGCAGTTTGCAAAGAAACATTGGCTGCAATGATGGCGTTATTTGAACCTGTGTTAGCCACACGAACAACTTGAAGATTGTTTCCATATGCCAAAAAGTTAGCTGCGGAAAAGAAAGAAGTTGCTGTGTTTCCGTCAGGCTTACCGAAAGTATTTACAAGCGCAGATTCGCTTGTAACAAGTGTTCTTTTATTGACTGGACCCCATTGAAATGGTCCAACGAAAGCACCAGCAGTAGTAGAAACCGCAGGTACGACTGTAGTTAGGTCGACCTCGGAAACGTTTACGCCTGGAGAAATCTGAAATGCCATTTTTATCTCCTTGTTATATGATCTTGCTTTGGCAATTTAACCTATGGTATATTTATGAAATGGTGATTTTAGAGTCAGAATCTAAATAGTGATTCTTCTTCCTTTACTAGCCATACATCACCACCTTCAACGATGTATTTTTCTTGTTTTCCGTCATCATATAAACCAAAGGAGGGTATTTCTTCGTCCTTTTGATTCATCATTTCCAATTGCATCTGTTTTCTTAAATCATGATTTACGATTTCTTTGAAATATTGCTGAGTGGTCATCCATGCAAACATAACGAGTGTCATAACAATATCATCATTCGAACCTTCTTCTGCTCTAAAACTGTTATGAGCCGAAACAAATGTTGTTAATTGCGAGATCGTGTCAAAGTCTTGTATGATTAATTTATTGGATTCAATCAGTGTTTTCAAATTTGAACAACCAATTCTTTTCACCTGCGCAGACATTTTCACACCAAGTTGTACACCTCTACCAAAACCCGTACCAATTGATTGTGCTTTTTTATTTCCTGTTTCAACTTTTACAACATTTTCATATTCAAAATCACGATGTAACGTGTCTGCTATTTGAGGAGTATTGTTAATCTCCACTAAAACATATGCATCATTATATAGTTTTGCTGTATTGTAGATTACCGTGGGGAAGAGAAGAGGTGAAATAGAAGAACTGTTGTATTTTGCTACTTGCTTATATGGTACCGTTGAAATATCGAAGACAGAAAATGCAGAATCGTCTAGATTATTACCCTCTGAAGGGTCTACGCATATAGCATATATATGATCTTTTGTTTTTTCATCATCACCTTTGACTGGAGGCTCATAGATATGAAGCAATTCATGCCGAATAACTGGCTCACTATACACAAGTTGCGCAAGTTTTGAGCCAGAGATTAGTGTATTTGTTGAACCTAAGAATTCACATTCAAACTCTTGTCTAAATTGTTCTTCGGACGTGTTCTTGATTGTTTCTTCTCTCCATTTTTCATCTCTACCTGGCACCATGGACCAATGAATTTGGAAAGGTTTGTATCCGTTTTTCTTGCCTATAGCATCCATCCAAAGCTTGTAGAACAGATTCATACCGTTTGGTGTGGAAACTATAATGATTTTTGTGGATTTACCAGACGAAATAACAGGGTAAACAGAGTTGAAGAATTCGTTTGCAATATTGGCTGGAACGAACGCAAATTCGTCCAAGAAAACCACGTTGAAAGCTCCACCTCGAATGGCAGAAGATGAGGTTGAAGCAGCAATAATCTTTGAACCGTTTTCCAGTTCGACGTTACCTTTGTTCCAGGTCACAACACCTTGTTGCAACCACATAGGTAAATTCTCATACGCAAGTTGATACTTGGATAGAATGTCTCTAGCTAAAGAACCTTTATTTGCAAGAACGGCAATGTTTTGAGAATCAGAAAAGAGTGTTAGCCAAAGAAGGTAACCTACTGATGTGGTTGTTTTACCGACCTGTCGGGGGCATTTTGTAATTACAAATCTGTTTTCATGAAACAACCGAATCATATCTTTTTGAAACGGCCACATATCAAACGGTATCAAACCTTTATCAACGTTCACGATTTTGATATATTTTTCCGCAAAGTAAACGGGATCTTTCGAACACGTAATATATTCTTTAATCTCTTCTTCTGTATAATTGTGCTGTACTCCTGCACGTTTTAGTAGAGGATTATCTCTATAAGAATCTTTATTCATCAAGAGATTTCTTACCTTTTATCAGTTTTGACAGTTCAGCAGTCGATCCGATGAATATAGCTTTATCTACAGAAACCTTATTTTGATCATTAGATTTCATACCTTTCATTTCTCGCATCATTTTCTGCATAGTTAGAAGTTTTTCGTTTGCCTCAGTGGTGTTTTTAATGAGTGTGGCTACAACTTCAAATGCTCTTGGGTGTTCTGTCTCTGATGCGATTGCAAGGAGGTGGTCAATAGCTTGATTGCCCTTTTCAATAAGCTCTTTGTATGTTTGTCTGGATTCTAGATAGTCGGCATCTAGGTCTATTTCCAAACCTTCTGTGCTTGGTGTTTGTTTTGCGACTGGTAAATTTGGTTTTTCGACTGGCACTACATCAAAAATTTCAGCCATATTTTTTTCAAAGTTTGACATTTATGTATTTGGAAATTCAGTTATTACGGTTGTATATGTATAGTTATTTGGAAGAATAACATTGGAAGGATTTGGTGTTATGGTGATAGTTACAAGATCCGATGGATTTATACTGAATGTATTGGCTGTCCAAGTTGAGTGCGTGGTTAATCCAATGACGTTCTGCCCACTAATAAAATGCCCTGTCGGTTTACCAATCGTCAAAGTTTTAGTTGTGGAATTCCAATTAGTTACGGCTGCACTAGCTGTCGATGTTTCAAACGAGTAACCTTGATATACTGTTTCCGATAGTTGGTAATTACCAAACCCTCCAGAATTCATGGTTATACCTACGACACTTTCTTGATTCAATGTATTGTCATCTAATATATTCGTAATTGAAGTTCTAATAATCTTTGGTTCAGATATCGGACCATATATGTAACCCTTAACCGTAAAGTTTAAAGTCCAAATTATTCTTCTAACATCTGAATCATAAGCACCTTCATAATCATTTTCGTGTGATACACTCTTTAGTACGATTGGAAGTTGTTTAATTATACCTAATTCTGGTATTAAATTTACATTTATTGTATAATCTGGTGTAAAATATGGAAGAATTTTTTCCATGATTTGAGCACCATCTTCAAAGTTACGAACATAAGCAAAAAGAGAAAAATCGAAATCAAATGGCACTGGATTATAAACTGCTAAAGCCGCATTTTGCGAATAACTTGATCCGATATTTTTGAAATTCGAATTCAGTTTTCTTCCTGCATCATATGACATGTTTGTCATTTCGTAAGACATAACTGGAAGAGTAATCTGAACCTTTTTGTCGAGTTCTGGATCACCTTCTAAACGGGAGACATATTTTTCTTTACCACCGTATAACAAAGGAACAAGAAATTTTTCAAGCTCATTGCCATTAGCGTCATATCTTCCAATTTTAACGCTATTGAACATATCACCGAAAGCTACAATTATCTTTCTGATAATTCTATGGTAAGAATAGTTTGTAGTCATGATATTCTACCAAAAGGATTTGTTTCTGTTGTGTCTATGATAACATCAGCTTCGTTTTGAATTACTTTGTTATCGTACATTTCTCGTATTTGATTATCTTTTAATTCATCTGGTGCTGCTGTCGTTGTGTAGGAAGCATTACTTGTATTTCCACGCAGAAGCATACTGTTAGCAAAAGTTCCATACAGATCGGTTACTTTTATAATGCCTGTGTTTGCATTCCAATCTGTCACAGTTCCGTACACTGTATTCGATGTGTTATGTATAGATTCGCCACGTATAAAGTTTCCGTTGCCAGTTGCTTTGTTTATTGTTAATTCTATTGAGTAAGCATCCTGATAAACCAATTCATCGATAATTGGAATGCCAACATCGATAGTTTCTTGTGAGTATTTGAATTTCTCTAGTTCAAGTTTATAGAAATATGGATACTTGTTACCCAAAACATAGAATGCTTCTGAGAAATTCACATATTTAATCTCATACATTTCACCAGTCTGAGCAAAGAAGGGTATGTAAATTAAATCACCCTCTCTTGGGCGGTGATATGTCTGTGGAACCCAACGAGCAAATGATCTTTTTGATATAATTACCGACATGTTGTTACGAATTTCTAAACCAAATTTCGAGAAGAACTCTCTTTCGCCTTCGTAACCGTCTACATTTGTAATATAGAGTTCAAGCGGATAAGCAGCAGTAAATTTTTTAAGTGGATCTTCACCATAAAGAAGATCCCTAGCCGCTTCATTTATGTTTGGAATGTAATAGCAATCGACACCATTAATTTTAATGGTTTCGATCATCAAGTCCTCAACAAGTCTTTGTTCTGGGCTTGAATTAAAGTTATTAAAATATAGATTGGTAGCCATTAGTTTAGATAAAAGTCCACTGGAAGTTCATATTTGCTTTGCATTTCTTGTTCTAAGCCCTTTATTTCTTCGACGGCTTCATCATAAATTACCTGCCCATTGAGCATTACTCCTCCGGGCAATTGAACTCCTGCAAACTTTTTAAGGTTACTACCCCAGTTCCTTTTGATTAATGAGGTGGCATATTCTTTTAGCCAACGGTCATTCCATACAGAGATGTAATCTTCAGGTTTAATGAGAGCAAAACATTCTGCGATAACAACTGTACCTTGTTGAACAGCGGATCCCCATCCCCAGTCACAGTACAAACGGTGCATATGACGTTGGAATCGTATTGGAACTTCACCCGTAAATAGAAGTTCCAATGAACGGAGGTGCTGCATTGTCAAAGTATAATTGATATAGGATGCAGACGTAAAATCATACAGTTCGTTCAGACGTAATTGGTATCTGAGGTCGAACATATTGTTTTGGTTGATTGAGTCTGAGATTGGAAATACACGAGTAACGCCAATAATATTAACTGAGTTACCACTTGTGTCTAGCGTTACAGAAGGGCTTAAATTTATATATTTGTTTGTCATATCCGTAGCATTTAATGCACGAATATAATAAACCTTCTGTAAAGCATCAAAGTGGTAATCTTGCCAATATTGTAAAGCGTCATCGATACGATCTTCTACCTGATCATCATCAACGTTTATCTCAATGGTAGGAAATCCCAGTCTGCGTAAACAATAGTCTTTAAATGTGTTTCTATTAGTTACTGCTGGCATTTTTCTGCCCTTTTAGGATATAATGGATTATTTATCGAAACCCATTCCTTTTCTAATTTTTGTTGCACTGATATCATGTATAGATTGTTCAAACACTTCTTGCTCAATTTTATAACCAACATCTCTTCCATAAGTAATATTTACGATATTTGGAACAACTTGAATCGTATACATTCCTTGGTATTGCAAGTCTAAATCTTTTCGAATGTAGTTTTTAACCTGCTCGATAGCAAATGGATTAGTACCTTGCCACCCTTGGCAATCACGAATTTGAATGACAACTTGCCCAGTTTTCTGTATGGCACGTTCAAAAAGCGCACGGTGCCCAGCATGCCATGGTTGCCATCTACCTAGCATCTGTACTGTTTCTTTTTTCCAGTCAAAGTTTGGACGCCTTTTATTTTCTAGTATATGTTCACCAACAAAAGAAACCCATTTTTCAGCATTCATTTCGTTTATTCGGAAATCATATACTTCAGGAGATACGAATACCTTATTAGTATCCTCAAACCGCCCTGCATCTATGGTGTCCATCCAGATTGTCCAATCGGCTTTAAAGTTGTTTCTCATCTCAACTAAAGGTGCAACAAAGTCACAGATTACATAGTCACCTTTACACTTTAAAGCAAACTCTGCCATTCTCAGGCTTTGCCTAATTCTACCTTCATGGCTAAAATCCCAATCATTATAACGTTTTCTTACCTCGTCTGCATTGAACCAATCTACTTTTGCCTTCCAGTGCATTGGAACGGTTTCATAATTCGATAGTGCACCGTCTGGAGCATTATGTAAATTACTATTTTCTTCCAAGTATTTTTTCAATCTTTCTGCAAAGTATGTCTTACCTGAACCAGGAAGACCCATAATCAAAATCTTTTTCATAATTATTCCGTTTCTTCTGCAAGTAATGCCTTTCCTGTTACGACCGCTGCTTGTAATTCAGAAAGGTCCTCTCCCGACTCAGCAATATATTGGGTGGCCAAAATAATTTCTAGATGCCCAACATTTCTTTCAACGTTGCCCTTTCCTTCTTTAGTTAATTTTCCATCTGCTGAATTATTTTTTTTATCAATTTCATTATTGATAACCCACACTGAATCTTTTGCTCGTAGTATAGTTTCTCTAATTCCTTCTATGGATTTGATGTGTGCTTCTCTTTGTTCCACTTCTTCCTCTAAAGTCATGTTATGCTCCTATTATTTTTTCGTTGTTGTCAAAGTTACTGTTTAAGAAATTAATTTCGTTTTCATCTTCTTCGTGTTCTGCGGGATCAAATTCTTTCACGTCCCTCCAGAATTCAACACCTTTACATAAGTTTAAAATATTTTCTGATAATAATTCTTTAGGATCTAATGAGGACTTACCTAGAGATTTTCTAACTTCATGCATATCAGCAAGCCCATATACTTCTTTGTCTCTTTCTCTGTGCAGATTTTCTATGTTCTGATAATCATGTTCAAAATATTTTTCTTCTAAGAAGTCATATATTTTTTCCATAGTTTCTTTTGGTTGATTAATCAATTCATCATACTCAATAAGATGAATTGAGTTTTGTTTTCCCTGCTCAAAAACTGTTTTTAAGCCATTGTAACTTTGCCCAAGAATACCCATTGGACCGGCAAGCATTTGACAACGAGAATCATCATTTAGTGGTTGATTACTTTTAATCAACATTTCATCCATAAAAGATATTTTACCTTCTCCTGTGTATGGATTACGGCGATACATAGAAATAAATGAGGCTAAAATTTCGTCGATGTTTCTAACTGGGTATAAAATTTTTGGTTGAATACCAAAATACCCTTCAATATAATTCATTCTGTCAACCCATGACCTGTTTTTATCAAAAATTACAGGTCTTTCTACATCTGAATAATAGATTTGTAAAACACTTGCGATAAGTCTTCTTGCCTGTTCTGGTTTAGGATATGCAAGGTATAATTCATCTTGAGACAAAGAATTTTCCAAAGCTAAAATTGTTGGAACCACAGGAGAACTAGGCCCAGAATGAAATCTAGGATTCTGATTTAACAATGACGAAAGCAAAGTGCTTCCCGATCTTGGTAATCCAGACATAAAATAATATTTTCTTTCAATTGCGCTCATTTTTTTACCTCTATTGTTTATCAACAGACTCGATGATTTTATTTATATCGAATAATTTAACATCATCAGTAAACGGATATTCTAATTCATTACCATTAAAGTCGAAATCAAAAAGATAACTTCCTGGTAATTTGAAGTCGTATGGAATTTCTGTGCTTATATTGTCATGTACATCATATCCAAAAACTTTAGGGCTGGTGCCATTCCAAAGAACTGTTGATTTCCTTTTCATTGCGGCTGCTGCATGTTGCATACAAGAATCAATAAAGATTCTTTTTTTACTGTGTAGTATTAAACTAAACAGTTCCATCAGTGTCAATGATTGTTGTTGAGTGGCAAAAATATGTTCAGCACCGTTTAATTTTGGTGAATTCAATTTAGTAATTTGATAGATATGATAATCTTTTTTATAGTGATCGACCAGTTCTTGAGCTATGCTTTCTGGCATATCTCTTGTCCATGCATATGATTTTGCATCAATTGTCATCATACCGCCATTGGTATGAATTAACATGATGGGTTTTTTTCTTAGCCAATGCCTTTTAGATAAATCATATTGCAATTTATTGAACTTCAGTTCTGGCCATTCATTATTGTAATTCAAACCATACATTTCACACCAGTTTGGTATAAGTTTTTTTCTTTTATGAATGTGATTAGTGGTGTAGTATGGCTCATGATGAAAGATGATTGAGTCTTTATCCTGAATATATTCTTGATAAAAATAACTTGTATTTCCTAATGTAAAAACTCTATCAACAAAATTTAGATTAATAAAAATTTCTGGGTAGGCGCAGACAACAATTAATTTCCTATCAGGATGATTATTTTTAATTGTTTTCGCAACGGCCGTTGCTGCGATATGCTTTCCAATTCCACCTTGCAAATGAAAAATACTATATTTCATAATCAATATTTCCTTCTTTCTAAAAATGGTATAGTTTTTTGTTCTTTCAATGCATAGCTCTGTACTAAATCCCAATTTTTTGCAGGGTAAAAAAACTTGTATGCATTTTTTGAATCCAGTTCTATTCGTTTTTGTATGTCACTGTCTTTATCGAATGCAGTGATAGTTTTTGAAATTTCTCCTTTTATTTTGCTGGTTTTCAAAGCATAAATGTTTTTACATTTTTGAATTAAGTAGTCATCTCCATACCAAATTTTATATAAACTTGGTATAACTCTATAAGAGGAACGTTTGATGAACATGCAGACACCAAAAGCATAACTTTGCCCACCGATTGCTTTTGTTTTATCAACATTAAGTTTTATCAATTCATCCTCAATAGTTTCATGTTCGACAATATGATAATTATCAATACTACCTTTTAGATGTACTCCAATAACATCTATTTCAGAGAAATCTAACTCTGACATTTTATCAAATATACTTTCATCAACTGAAATATCATCATTAAGCAGACACAGTATATCAGCCTTTGATCTATGATAGCCTTCATTCCATGCTGAATTCACATAAATGTTTCTACCATAGCAAATCTCAACAACTTTGTCAATATGTTTGATTGTTTTTTTATTTTTTGAATGTAGTGAATTGTCAATTAAAAAAATATTATTGATAGATTCAAACTTTGAATATTTTTCTAAAATTTTAGGAAAAGGCTCATATGCCCACATTGTTGGTATAACAACATCAATTTTATTTTTCATGATTAAATATTTTTTTGAAAGTCACCTTTATACATTTTTACACCCATATGTGAAACGGTATGTTTTGGATTAATCCATATACCATACCCCAATTCATGTAGTTTTCGACATAGCATTATATCTTCACCTATAAATGCACCGTTTATATAATTAAATTCAAATACATTTTTTAATTTTTTGTTTCTGAAAATAATTTCCGAATTTGATTCACACAGATCAACGATGACTTTTCTGGATAATTTTAGGAAACCTGTACCAACACTTCTGACTTTGATATACTCATCATCTTTATCTTTATACACTTTATTTTTATCATAAGAAACATTATATTCTACTTTAGCATCGCCTTTATTTACAACAGGAACTCCAACCACATCCTTTTCTGAAAGAATAATTTCAATCAATGCTTCTGGAGCCCAAAGTTCATCATCATCAATAAAGACCATAGCATCATATTCATCTCGATATGCTAAATTGATAAGTTCATTTCTTGCAATTGTGAGTATACTTTCTTCTGCGAGAAAAATTGCATTGATGGCTAAGGAGTGTTTAAGCCCTAGTTTAATTGATTCGCATAAACTGTGTACATAATATGCGTCAACTTTACCATAAAGACATGGTGTAGCAATTAATATACGTTTCATAATTCACCTTCATAAAAATAATATTTATCATGTCACATTTGGCCATGTAATGTTCCAAGGAAATCCTGATTGTTGTGGCATATCTCTTAATGCTTGTCTATAATTCGCATATTGTTGAGATACGGTTGAAGAAACATCATTCAATTGTGTCCAATCAGTATCAGATAGAAGTTCGTTTCTTTGTTTTCTAATTTCGGAAGATTTTTCTTCTTCTGCTTGAAGCCTTTCTTCCTCTGTTAACTGTTCAATGACCCAATTTTGTACCCATTGCCCATTGCTTAGGACTGGATTCGATTCGACTATTTTTTCCAATGCAGGATTAAAAGACGGAGGTGTTGAAGAATGCACTTCAACCAAAAAAGAATTTTCTCTTGTTCCTGTTTCTGTTTTCGGATAGATATCAATCAAATCCACATCCATATTATATTTCGTATATGGATTTTCTTGTTCTAATTCAACTAAAGTGAAGGGGTATTTTACAACCGCATTGTTTAAAATTTTTGCATACATTTTAATAATCCGTCCCTGCTAAGTAATAACCAGTATATATTGTCCAAGACGTACCTGATGTGTTATTTGCCATGAAAACGTAACTTTGATTTGCAGAATAAAATCCAGCAGGTGAAGGTGTTGCGTAATATGAATTGAAACCGGCTATACCTGCTGCACCACTTGTACGACCATGAGTTCCAAATAATACTTCTACAACTGATATTCCTCCAGTGTCCGCTATATTAAAAAATGTTGCTTCATATACAATATTTGGTGATCCTGCGGTTCCACTCGTGGAAGCGGTACCTTCGTAACGTATTCTAGTATATGCACCAGAACGTGGAGAATTTCTATAAGCAACTCGTTGATATGAATTATCGGCTGCACCTAAATGAATTTTGTTTAATACTGGATTGCCCCCATTTAAACCGCTAAAGACAGTAGATCCGCTACTAAAAGTTATATATGTATTGGATCCAATATATGCTGTTGTAAAAGATGCACTACCCATGACAAATGAAGGAATTGTAACACTAACAAAACTATCATCAACAGATGCGTTTTGAAGACTTGTCCAACCAGAAGGCGTCCAACTTGCTCCACTTGCACCTAAAGTTGGAGCTTTGGTGCCAAGTTGCAATCTATACATTAAAATTGCTTGCCCTAGCCCTCGTGAGGAAAAATTACCAAATGATGGCATGATTATAATCCAAATTTAGTCTGTGTTTCAAATACAGTATACGCTGCCGATCCAGTTTTTAAGATCGTGATGACATACATATCATTTGAGTTTGCATTTCCGCTGGCAGGTGCCACACCTGTTTGCCATTTTGGAGTTACCGCCGACCCGTCTATTTGAAAACCTGTTTGATAATATGCTGTTGCACCTTGTTGTGCTATAAATGCGATAGAAATGCTTTGATTTACGGCTAATACGCTATTAAGTGATGTGGTAGAATTTCCTCTTATGTTTAAAGTCCAGTTTCCTGTAGCGTTTGAATTTGACCAATAAACACTCTGGGAAAACACATCATAATTTATTGTTCCGGTCGCCGCGCCAACTGTAACAAAAGTTTCTAAAATTGCACTGCCTGTTGCAACTAGCCCCCTCAATCTTGTGCTTGTAACTGCACCATTTCCTATTGTAACTTCGTTTGATACTGTTCCAGAACTTGGTTGCGCGTCGTATCCAATTGTGGTTACATTCGAGCCGGTAGACATATTGCAACCCGCAAATGAACCAAATGCGGTGTTGCAAGAGCCCGAAGCATTATTGTAACCTGCAAATGTGCCAAAAAAAGAATTAATAGTTCCTGTTGTGTTAAATCTTCCTGTGTTGTAACCAAAAAAATTATTACATGCTGCGGTGTTGATTAGCCCGGTCAAATAACCAACCATTACATTTAATCCGGATGAAGCGCACCAACCAGCACAATGCCCAATATTCACGTTACCTAGCCCACCATTATACATGCCAGCATTTGCACCAATTGAAATTACGCAAGTTCCTGAACAGCAACCACCAGCATAATGTCCTATGGCAATAGCGGCAGTACCTTGAGTACGCCTCATTGCTTGGTTGCCTATTCCAATTGCATTTGGTAATGACCCTGCACCAAATTCTCCCGAATATTGCCCTATGAAAATAGATTGTCGGCCGGCTCCTGCGTATCCTGCCCTTCTACCTATAAAAACATTATTAGTTTTTACAGCAGAATTTCCGGCGCAGAAACCTGCCTGATCACCTATAAAAACATTACTGGTTCCAATTGAACTATAAAAACCAGACAATCTCCCTATGAAAATATTATAACTACCTGTTGTAAGATATCTACCTGCACTACACCCCATAGTTACATTATGATTTGCTCCTTGAGCACATATAGCACTTGCAATTCCAAAAGCTATATTATAATTTCCTGTGTATTTGTAACCAGCATATGAACCTAAAAATACATTTTCTTGCCCGTTATTATATCTTCCTGCTTGTTTTCCTATAAAAACATTTCCATCACCTGATGAAAGCGCGCATCCTGCACCTTGCCCAATTAATGTGTTCCAGCAAGCAGATGCTCCAAGTACATTAGTATCTGTAACGACAAAGTTTTTCTGAGCAGTTAGAGTGCCTACTGGACCAATTGGACCAATGGGCCCAATAGGACCACCTGGACCACCTGGACCGCCCGGACCTCCTGGTCCTATTGGTCCAATCGGTCCTATTGGACCTTGTGGGCCTGTTGGTCCTATGGGACCAATTGGACCTATTGGTCCACCTGGTCCTATTGGTCCTATTGGTCCTATTGGACCTTGTGGACCAGTAGGACCTATTGGACCGATGGGGCCGATGGGCCCAATAGGACCGATTGGACCACCTGGACCTCCTGGTCCTATTGGACCTTGTGGGCCTGTTGGACCAATAGGACCAATTGGACCGATGGGGCCTATGGGGCCGATTGGTCCACCTGGACCGCCCGGACCTCCTGGTCCAATTGGACCTTGTGGGCCTGTTGGACCAATAGGACCGATTGGACCTATGGGCCCAATAGGACCGATTGGACCACCTGGACCGCCCGGACCTCCTGGTCCTATTGGACCTTGTGGGCCTGTTGGACCAATAGGACCTATGGGTCCTATAGGTCCGATTGGTCCAATTGGACCTTGTGGTCCAATCAATCCACTATTTGGTCCTGTCCATGTACCTGAACTGCTGATGACTTGCCCGTATCCTTGTATTCTTAGAGAAGATACGTTAGCTGAACCTGTAACTTGAAGTTTACTTACACCGTCGGTGGTTGTGCCACCCACTAACACATTACCCGAATATTGTGCAAGTTTGACTGCACCAGAATCAAGAACTTCGATAGATGGAATACCAGAAATGTCATTGACGGAGAAAAGTGTTCCCGTCAGACTGTTCGTAATCGAGAATAGCTGCCCTGCGGATCCTTCAAAAGAAAGAGTTCCGTTCGAGGTCGGATATGCGCGAGCAGTGATGTTGAAAGGACCTCCAGATGTATTAGCGGCGCTGAATACAACCTTTGGATCATCTGATGATGAACTTATATTAGGTGTGATAACTAAATTTTTATCTGAATTTGCCATCTATGTTCCTGTTTTTAATTATATTTATTATATTCCATAACGCCCACGCATGGATACGAAATTCTGATACACTTCATCGGCGGTTAGTGCTTTGTTATATATTTTAACCGCTGCTATACTTTTTGCTGTATATTCATTGCTAAAACCATTACCAATGTTTAATATTTGTTCACCAAACGAGTTTGTAAATCCTGCTTTCGATCCTTTAAGAACACCGTTTAAATAACTATAGGACGTACTACTAGCACGGGTCATTACTACATGGTTCCAAACACCAGCAGTCAGAGTCCATCCCGAAGTTGGATAAGTAGAGAAACTTGGGCTATAAAAATATATTGCTCCATCATTTACGTTTGCTTTGAGTGCAAATGTGTTTTGATCTGGAAGTGCTATCATATGTGTATAATTATTAAAATTAGTAGGATTTATCCAACATTCTAAAGTAAAATCTCCAGTACCAAATGAAAAATTTGCATTTGAACTTTGTATTCTAGCATTCACTCCTTCACTCCAAGAAAAGTATCCTCCATTTGATGCATTATATGTGACACTAATTGCTGTCAATCCATTATTAAACGGTCCCATATCCCTTGCACCTATATTATCAGTAGGTGTAAATGTTCCTGAGCTTGTAAACGTGTGTACTGTATATCCACCAGAAGAAGTAATAGTTCCACCTGTAGCTTTTTGTGAACCATAGTAACGAATGATTACAATTCCGGAACCACCATTTCCGCCAACAGAGTGTGAGTGTGTGCCACCACCTCCTCCACCTCCGGTGTTAGCGCCACCGGCACCACCATTAGAACTGGATGCCGCTGTTCCATTACCTCCTGCATTATATCCGTTAGTATCTCCAGAACCTGGCGTAAACCCATTGTATACACTGCCTCCGCCTCCACCACCTGCACCTCCGCTTCCTCCGGAGGTGACATCCCATGATGCACCACCTCCTCCGCCACCCCAATAATATCCAGTTCCAGCAATTGATGAAAATACCCCGTCTCCGCCATTACCTCCAGACTGTTGCCCATGATATCTACCAGCAGCACCAGGTCTATTGGATCCTCCACCGCCACCTGCTCCATATGCGTATGGTTTTGCCGAACCTCCCGAATATCCTTGAGGTACATCTAATGGTGCAGGATCACTACCCATTCCTCTACCGCCACCAGAGTATGCAGCGTCGCCGCCAGCTCCTCCACCATTTCCACTTGAACCTGTGTAATTTCCAGCATATCCTGGGCTTGATGAGTGCCCAGAACCACCGCCACCTCCACCATAGCCAACAACTTCTCCAACTGATGAATTTCCTCCAGTGAATCCAGTCACAGGATTACTTCCATAAGTACCAGGTGATCCATTGCCTCCTGCACCGACTATCACAGTCATAGCAGCATTTAATTGTACTCTCATTGCTGGATTATATACAACACCACCTCCCCCACCTCCACCACCCATGTCCATACCACCACCGCCGCCACCTCCAACAACTAAAACTTCTACAGCCATTCCTTTTGCAATATTTGCTGGGTCCATATTGAATATAATAGAGCTTCTATTGTCTGCAAGCCCGTTAAATGTTGATGTTCCGGAAGACTTGAGATGGCGTATGATTACTATTCCTGAACCACCATTGCCTCCTCTATTGCTTCGATTATAATGGTTCCCACCACCACCGCCACCACCGGTATTTTTACCTCCATCACCTCCTGGAACATTAGTCCAATTACCCCCTGGTCCCATACCACCATTTCTTCCAGGATTTAATCCGTTTGTGTCACCTAATCCGTTAGATGTTCCTCCTGGTGTACCGCCACCACCTCCACCTAACCCACCGTTCCCGCCAGTGCCGCTGCTGTAACCTGAACCGCCACCTCCGCCGGCCCAATAATAGTTTTTTCCACCACCTAAAATGTTGTTTAAAACTCCTGCACCACCATTTGCAGTGCCACCGTTTGAACCTGCTGCACCGGCACCACCTCCACCCCCAGAATAATATTGCCCTATGCTACCGCCGCCTGCATTTCCTTGCCCTACTGTACCCGATCCATTTCTGCCAGTGCTACCATCTGAATAACCTGAAGCACCTCCACCTGAACCACCGTTTGCACCATAACCATTATTTGGAGTATACCCGAAATAAGAACTTCCTCCGTATCCACCACCAACAGCAGTTAGTGAACCAAAAACTGAGTTGCCACCTGAGGTTGCACTAGCTGTAAATTGATGCCCCCATGGTTGTGGAGGTCCACCTGAAGGTGCTCCAACACCGCCAGCGCCGACAGTGACAGTTATGCCTGATCCTGATGTGACTGCATAGGTTGTGCTAGTGAGAACACCACCTCCTCCACCTCCACCACCCATGTCCATACCACCGCCACCGCCGCCAGCAACAACAAGAACCTCAACTGTTCCTGTAAAGTTGGGTACAAAAGATCCCGAACCAGTACAAACGTGTACTTGGTAATCACTGTCTCTTACTACATTTGGTCCGGCGGATACACCCATTAGTTTTCTCCGAATACTGTGTTACTCGATATTGATTCAGTTGGAGTTGCTCCAAAGATTGTGATAGTAGGAGGTAATATACTTGGAGTCTCTTTCCAATTTTTTATTTCTTCATCCCAAACTACATATTGTTTATTTTCTGGTCTAGGCACAGGAGCATCCCATAAACCTGTCTCAGTATTTAAAACCCAACTCTCATATACTTTTGGTGGAACAAATGCATCAATATCTGACATGTACAAATATCCAACACCTGCATAGTTTTTTCTGAGAGGGGTACCTCCACTTCTGTGTACACCACCAAATGTATTGTAACTAGTTTGAATCCATTGTGTAGGATCACCCAATGCACCTGAGTCAATGAATTCTTGATCTGCTACAATAACTTGTGTAACAATTCCGTTTTCTACTTTTGCGTAATGTGCCATAATTTTTCCTTAAACATACGTATAACCATTCCATGAACGTCTACACACTTTTACGTTTGAGAATCCACCGAATGTTGAATTAACAGAATAAAATGAGGAGTCAAAATAAACTTTATTTCCTGTTCCATAGTTTACGATGTATAACAATTTATTTCCGTTGTAATGACGGATATATCCGTCTGTATCGTAAACTACATAAAATCGTTTTGAAGATTCCCATGTTCCTGAAAAATTTACTTGATTTCCATTATGATAGACCGTATAATTATCTTTGCGATATGGATATGAAGCATAGTCTAGAGAAGTATAACTAGAATCTGCGGTTGGATCAGTATTCCATCCAATCATTGCATAACTTGCTCCGTTATCTCCATCGGCCGCATCTTTACTAAATTCTATAGTGCAGGGTGCAGTAAACATTTCGGTTGATCTAACTTCTCCGTTCCAACTATTGTTGTCAGAATTTTTAAACATTGTAACTTCTTCTGTTCCGTTATTAGTTAATGTCACATTACCAGAAGCAACGTAATTCATTCTCTGATAACCAAAATAACGTTCTGAAAGTGCAAAATAATTTTGTGCAATCTCAGAAGCAGAAAGTGCTCTAGTATATAATTGTACTGCATGTATTTCACCAACAAAACCTGTTGTATAACCGGAGCCAATTGTAATAGCATTTGTTCCTGTTACAACCGTGCCGTATGGATTACCATGCGAATTACTAAACACACCATTCTTGTACCATGATGTGGTTGAAGTGTTTCTTGTTAGAGCAATCATGGCTCTTTCACCTTGAATCACATTGAAAGAGGAATATAAACTTGTATATGGGTCATTGTCGCCTCCACCTGTTCCATAATAATAATTAAATCCTGCATCGTTTTCATGTGTGATTGTTCCTCCACCTGCATATGCTTGATTATAAGGATTTCTTCTAGTTGCAGATGTGGATTTATTTGTCATCCATAAAATAATTGTTTGTTGACTATTAAAATCAAAACTTGTTGGATTAGCTGAAATGGTCAATGAATTACTACCACTGAAACTAAAAGTTCCATCTGAGTTATATGTCAGACTTGATGCGTTAATCGTATTTTTATCCATCATATCTGCAATAGCAGTCTGTGATTGTGATAAAACTAATCTAACATCCTGTATGAATACTGTGCCGGCACTTTGAACTGTTGATGCCACTTCTGTATTGAAAGATGCACCTAAATGTAAATTAAATGATCCTGTGTTCGTGGTGCCGGTGATATACACTCTTGTCCAATCCGTGCTAGATAAACCAGCCACAACAGTCGATGGACCAGTGTTCCATGCTGAAGTGTTATTCATTGTAATAATTAGATTACTTGCTGTTCCTAATTTAACAAAAGCAGACCATGTATAATTTGTACCTGTGGATAATCCACTGTAGGTTTTGTATAGGTCCCATCCGCTTTTACTGTTGTAAGAGCCTGCTGTGAATGTTAGAGTGCCACCACTATAACTTGACCCTGAGAGTGTATTCCATGAAGGATAACTTGGTGAAGATTCTAGGTTTGAATTCGCATATCTTGTGCCATTGGAAAATCTACTGGGTGTTGAACCCACTTCAATTTGAAAATTTGTAAAATACCTATATCCTTTAGTATTTTGTGCAGGATAACCTGCATACCAACTATGTGCCCCATTAGTGGTTGCTCCAGTTGTGAATGTGGTGTACACTCTATTCCATGTAATTCCACCGATTACTTGTGTTTGATCCACAGTCCAACTTGTACCACCTAACGAGCCTTGTTCACTGCCATCAGGATTAAACCATCTCGAATGAAATACAGTATTATTTCCATCCCAATCTGGTGTTAAAGCGTACCAACAATTTAGACAGTAAGTTGTATTAGTAGTCAACGTATTTGTCAAATATAATTCATATTCAGTGTACGGAGATCCTCCAACAGAAGTTGTTTGTAAGCACCATGGACTGTCTCCAGGATTAGCCATTTCTACTACAGTGTTTGTTGGATTAGAATAAGAACCATTAGCAGCCTGGGTTACATGTTGACCACCAGCAAAATGTCCATTCGTATAATAGTTTGTTACGGGTTTTCCATTCCATGATTTTTTAATATTATTCATATCATAGTAAAAAACCAATCCATTAGTGACTATACTTGAAGAATGCGCTAAACCCATTATTCATGTTCTCCGTAAATTGTATCACCTACATATGCTCTGACGGCTCTTATATAATCGTCAGTTGTTGCATTATTATTCTGAAGCACAATATCCACACAATTCCAAAAATCATCTATTACTTGTGGTTCACATTCGCATGTCGATATAACTCGGTATGGAACATAACCAAAAGGTGCACAAGAAAAATCTGATTCACTTTGCACTAAAGATTCTATAATACCAGTTTTTGTTAAAATTTGAAATCTATATTCCATTTATCTCACCATAATCATGTATTGGTTAGTCCCACCAAATCTTAGCCCATTCGAATCATAAGATCCATTTTGAAAGTTGCCACTACCATCTGTTGTAGATCCACCACACCAAGGACCTGCATAATAGAAGTTGGCGCCGCAATATACGGTTACCATTGATGTAGCTGTTCCACCATATCCAGCAAATCCGCAACAATCTCGCATGTAGTAAATATTATTACTGGTGCCCGTTACAGGATAACCTATAGCGCCTTGCATTCCTGGAAAAGATGTTGTGCCGTAAACATTCGTATCTGATTTTAAAGTGGACGTTGATCCACCTTGTTGTGTGTCACTGTTAATCAAATCTGTATAAGTTATACCTCTTTTATAAATGAAGGGCCCCCATGAGTTGTTGTATATATTACTTCTATTACCGAAAATAAATTCTGTAAATGTTTGACCCATCGAATCCCAATATGTCAACCAACCTGCTTGATATGCCTGAGAAAAGTCTTTAATAGATCCTATAGGACCTCCTCTCCAACCCCAATTTTGACCATTATAGTTTACTGTGGATGGATGACTTCTTGCTATCATCATCCATCCTCCTCCATCGGTGGTCATATCGCAATAAACTACTTGTCCTGGGCCTGTTCTTCCGCTCGGATACAACATGTAATAACCATCTTTTTGATATGTAAGGGGATATTTCGCAAGAAGATCCTTAGCGGTTGTAGCAAAAGAAAATTCTTGGTTATAAAAAGTTGCCAATTTATTCCTCCACTACCAATTTCTCCACATCTTTACGTTCAGCCATGATGTAATAGTAACAGTCGATACCGGAAACTTCCATGTCTGAGTAGCCGATTGTTATCATATTACCTTCCACTTTTTTAACATAAAGATTTTGTTTTCTACCAATGGCTGTTAGCTGTACAGTGATTGTATCGTCATGAACAAGATGTGCCCAATAATCTGGTAACTCAATGACATTACCACCAGTCAATCTACCGCGAGCATACACACCGTTTTCTGGACCTTCTAACGAACCATAGACCAACATCTTACCTGTTTTTGTTGGATGTGGAATACGGAACGATTTAGCAACAGCAAACAGTGTACCTGTGCTTGGATTTACATAGACTGCATTTGTTACAGAAACATATGGTGTCTGATTAGAACCGGCAGCAGGCACACCAACCAGATAGTTATTGAATGATGAAGTTGTGTTTGTTGCATTAATTGCTGTGGATGGGCCGATAGGACCGATTGGACCTATGGGACCTATGGGACCACCTGGACCACCTGGACCAATAGGACCTTGTGGACCAGTAGGACCTATTGGACCGATTGGACCTATGGGACCTATGGGACCTATGGGACCACCTGGACCACCTGGACCAATAGGACCTTGTGGACCAGTAGGACCTATTGGACCGATGGGGCCGATGGGCCCAATAGGACCGATTGGACCACCTGGACCTCCTGGTCCAATTGGACCTTGTGGGCCTGTTGGACCAATAGGACCAATTGGACCGATTGGACCAATAGGACCGATTGGACCACCTGGACCTCCTGGTCCAATTGGACCTTGTGGACCAGTAGGACCTATTGGACCGATGGGGCCGATGGGCCCAATAGGACCGATTGGACCACCTGGACCTCCTGGTCCAATTGGACCTTGTGGGCCTGTTGGACCAATAGGACCAATTGGACCGATTGGACCAATAGGACCGATTGGACCACCTGGACCTCCTGGTCCAATTGGACCTTGTGGGCCTGTTGGACCAATAGGACCAATTGGACCGATGGGGCCTATGGGGCCGATTGGTCCACCTGGACCGCCCGGACCTCCTGGTCCTATTGGCCCCTGTGGTCCTGTTGGTCCTATTGGACCGATTGGACCTATGGGCCCAATAGGACCGATGGGACCTTGTGGACCAACGGGACCGATTGGACCTATTGGTCCAATTGGACCTTGTGGTCCAGTAGGACCAATTGGACCGATTGGTCCAATGGGACCGATTGGACCTTGTGGACCTATTGGTCCAATGGGACCTTGTGGACCAATGGGACCAATAGGACCGATGGGACCGATTGGACCTTGTGGACCTATTGGTCCAATGGGACCTTGTGGACCAATGGGACCAATAGGACCGATGGGACCGATTGGACCTTGCGGTCCAGTATCACCTTGAGGCCCCTGTGGACCTGTTGGTCCTGTATTTCCTTGTGGTCCCTGTGGACCTGTTGGTCCAATCGGACCGATGGGTCCAATCGGACCTTGTGGACCTATTGGTCCTATCGGACCTTGTGGTCCAATTGGACCGATTGGTCCCTGTGGTCCCGTATCACCAATTGGTCCTTGTGGACCTGTTGGTCCTATTGTACCAATTGGACCTTGTGGACCTGTTGGACCGATTGGTCCTTGAGGACCTGTTGGTCCTATTGGACCAATTGGACCTTGAGGACCTGTTGGTCCTATTGGACCAATTGGACCCTGTGGTCCTGTTGGTCCAGCAGCACCGACCGCACCGGCTAAATTTACGTTCCAAAAATTGTATGTGCCTGAGCCACTGAAACCTATTGTAAAGAATTGTAAAAAGCCATTACTTGAATCGTAATAAGTTACGTCTGCATCTTGGTATATTGAGACTGTATTTGCAATTCGAATTGCTTGCCCGACAGAATAATTTAAACTCGTTCCAATTACTATTGAAGCTGTATTTCCATTTCCAAGAATTGTATATGATGTTGCACTAGTTGTTGAATATTTGTCGCCTGCTGCACCAGTGGGACCTGTTGGACCTGTGGCTCCAGTTGGTCCCTGTGGACCGGTTGGACCTGGAGTAAGAGAAATGTTATTTGCATAGTTAAAAGCAGCATTTGCTTGAGCATATGCAGAATTGATTATTGGGCTTAGAGTTTCATCGATTCTTATCGTATCTGTTGTTGAATTGCCAGATACGGAAATACCATTTGCACCAATAATATTTAAAATTTCTGTTGGTGTTGTTGGTACTAGAAGTGTTCCACTTACATTGAGTGTTTCATATAAATTTGGTGTGTAAATGGAATCGACGGTGTTGGTGTCCGTCTTGTAATAAAGTTTACCGTCAGCATAGTTAATTGCTAATTCACCATGTATAATCGAACCAGTATCAGGAATATTACCTGTTGCTGATGATCTCTTTATTTGAATTACTGTGTTTGACATTAAAAGTTACCTGCATCCTTGACAAGAGGTGTTTCTTTTATTTCAACGGCTTTTTTGACAGACTTCTTCACAGGAATAATTTTAACAGAATCATTTTTTAATGTTTCCACTTCTTCTGTTAATTTATTAATCGTATTTTCCTTTTCTTGTAATTCTTTGTTAAGCCTATCAATTTCACTTCTTGTTTTGATGAGTTCACTTTTAAAAGTATCAATGTGTTGCGCATTCTTTTTCAGTTCATTCGATTCAACTGCTGCAATATCTTTTTGTCTTCTTGCATCATTTAATTGATTTTTTAATTCAACAATTTCTTTCTCTTTCTGTTCAAGATTGTTTTTAAGTGTATTCTTACTTGAATCTACAACACTTTTAAACTCATTTAATTCATTTTCTAAAACATTTTTTTGAGCCAGTATTGTTATATTTTTTTGTATAGCCTCAGTTAATGTTGAATTAAGTAATTCTATATACGAATTTATAAATTTTTCTTGATTCATTTTCGAACCTCATCATTAATGTAAACATGATATTATTTAGAATGTTCCTCCATCTAGCCCACCAAATTTAACACCATCTGTTCTATATTGTAAAACTTGCCCGGCTGTTGGCGCATTTGTGACACCTAAAGTGCCTGATCCTGAACCAAATAAAACTGCATTTGCCGTTACAGAAGTTAACCCTGTGCCACCAAATGAAACTGGAAGTGCGAATGATTGCCCAAGAACTTGTGTTCCGTTTATGAAAAGTGAAGAAACATTCGCTGCACCATTTACATCAAGTGAATAATTGTGATTTGCGCCAGTGGTTTTGTTTATTGCCCATGTAGCATTGTTTGCTGGATTATTGCCTTGACGGCTAATGTAACCAACTATATTTGATGAAGACTCATAACCTAAATGAAAGTATATTGAACCTATCGTTTGGTTTAATGTGTTGGATACAGCAGTACCAATCCATAAGTTGCCTAGCCCTTGCCCAGTGTTGCCTGCAACAAACAAGTAACCGTCATTAGGTTTATGGAAACCATCATATGTGTAGGCGCCTCCGGCAATACCCATATCGATGTAACCTTTTGTGTCATCACCATTATCGGCTGTAGCAACCCAGTCGCCAGAACCCTCATTGTTTATATTTTGTATATTGTTTTGAATATATGCTATTGATGATCCAGTTGCTTGGTACAATGTATTAGGCAATGGTGTATAAGCAGAATAACCAACAGCAAATGTGGTGTTTGAGGTATCAAAAGCAAGTAACGAATTTGCATGAAATCTGTTGTTACCTGAATTGCCATCAGATATCATAATGTAATGTTTGCCAATCACTGGTGTGGCCGCATCAACTACGTTACCGTAATACGCAACGTTTGCTACGTTCGCAAGTTGTACGTTTGATGCAACGATCAACTGATTGGTAATAATTGTGCTATTTGCTGTCAGTGATGCAACATTTGTATGCCCAGAAACTTCTAATGTGCCTGCATGTAAACCATTTGTTACTGATGCAGCATTAAGTGTTGTTGTACCACCAATCGATTGCCCACCACCTGTGTCAACAATATCATAATTTGTTCCTATGGCATTATCAACTTGCCATCTATCTGTAGCCTCATTCCAAATAATTGCAGAATTATCTGCTGCACCACGATTGACTGTAATGTATGCATTGATTAATGGATAACCTGCTGCGTTTGCATTCAGTACAATGTCATTGTTTGAAACAAGAAGTGATTGTACATTCGTATAAGATGTTGTGCCTCTGACTACAAGATTTCCTGTAATACCAACATCTTGTACAAATGTTGCAGTTGTTTTGGTAAATGTTGCAACTGTTGTATTATTTGCAACAACAATAACTTGCCCACCACCGACTGCGGAATTTACATGAACATTAGAATAACCATTTGTACCAATAGGTGCACCATCATAAATTGTATTTGATGACAGTGCATTGATTCTGGAATCTAGATAATTTTTATTGACAACATCTGTAGACTGTGATGCATTGTCTGCAACAGAAACCATTTTGAACGCAACATTGCCGGCATTATCACGGCGAACAAGAGTGTTGCCCGTATTGGATGCAGTCGCATTATCAATTAGATCAACATAATATTTACCGCCAATTGTAATAACAGAATTATCAGTATTACCAATGAAAAGTCTTTGTGATACGTATGAATACGCCTGTTCACCTGGCTCTAAAGTGGTAGGATATGCAGTAGTGTTCGAACGTAAAATCTGAATGATTGTATTGGTTGCTCCAGCCATTTTAGAATGTGCCTCCGTTTAGTCTTGGTATATCTTGCACGACAAATTCTTGATTAGTTTCGTCGTAGGTTAAAACTCCACGCCCTGTCAAATTATTTGAAATTTCCAAGTCAGAAGCATCTTTAATAGTATACTCGGCTGGATTTGGTAAATATTGAATTGATTGTACTCTAACAGAAGGAGTGCTATTTACCTTTACACTCACTGTACCTATTGTTTGTGACATTATAGCATTCCTGGTAATTTAGTAACTTGTGGGCTTACATTAACTATACCCTCCAATACTCGAATTCTTCCCACATTTGAGGTAATGTAAACATCATATACATATCTGCCAGGATATATGTTAGCAGTGTTTGCCGAATTTAAAGACAATGTAATTACACCTGCTGAAGGTACCGCCCCGGTTGAAACGGTAAACGTAGCAGCAGCGTTCGATGAGTAATATGACTTTCTCATTTGTGAAGATGCTGTATAATTTACTAAATTGAATGCAACACCACTCACATCATCAAGAGTAATTGATGTGTTAAAGTCTGCTCCTTGCTCAAGAAATAATTCAGAATAACCTGCTGGCATAAATTTTCCTTTCTAGTCGGTATATTTAGTAAAGCAGGTTATTTCCTTTTTAGTTCTTCTATCTCCGATTTAACGATTTCTAGTTCGGCTGAAAGTTCATTAATAGCATTTACAAGAATTGGTATGATGTATTCTGCCGTTAGCCCAAGTTTTTCTGGATTATCATTTCCTACTAGAACAGGTTCATCACCTTCAAGTTCAAGGATTTCTTGAGCAGAGAAACCGTAACGTTTCTTTTCATCAGTAAGTTGACCAGTCTCACGGTCTTTGAAACTGAATATGATAGGATTAACTTGATTCAAGAATCCTTTACCGTGAGGTACTTTACCAAATATGCACTTATCACGAATATCAGAAACGGCTGTCCATGCAACTTGTATTTGCGCGCATGTATGAGAGCTATTCCCCATAATAATACGATCTGATTCAGTTGTTATGTTCGCAAGCCCATTAAGGCCTGAGCCACTGTAACAACCTACGAAAATATTATTACAACCTCTTGTATTGCTGGCACCCGCAGCTCGACCTATGAAGGTATTGTTGCAACCAGTGGTGTTTACAAGACCGGCATATACACCAATAAATAAGTTACAGTTGCCAAATGTGTTGTCTCTACCGGCAAGATTGCCAATAGCGATGTTTCTGCATCCAGTGGTGTTGCCGCAACCGGCATAGCCGCCAATGAAGACATTATACCCAGCAGTTGTGTTATTAAATCCAGCACATCGACCAATGAAGATGTTGTCCGCCGCGGTGGTATTAAAGTTACCGGCGTTTGAACCAAGGAAGACGTTATTGCTTCCACTGGTATTAGACTTACCCGCTCCGCTTCCAATGATATTATTACCGCTCCCTGTACCATTGCAGCGACCAGCTTGAGATCCAATTAAGACGTTATTGCTTCCACCGGTGTTTAAACAACCAGTATAAGTTCCAAAAAAGATGTTGGCACTACCCGTTTCGTTTTGTCTTCCAGAACATTTTCCAATGAAGACGTTATTGAATCCAGTGATGTTGCAAGCACCAGCGCATAATCCAATGAAGACGTTATCGGCTCCAGTGGTGTTGCAAGCACCAGCCTCTCGACCTACGAAAAAGTTTGATATTCCAAATGTTGTGCGGCGACCAGCAAGATCCCCAATAAATGTATTATGGCAACCTGTGGCTGTTAGATCGCAAACACTACCAATTACAACAAAATTTTTATTTGCATCTAAAGTACCTACTGGTCCTATTGGTCCTATTGGTCCTTGTGGACCTATTGGTCCTATTGGTCCAAGTGGTCCTATTGGTCCTATTGGCCCAAGTGGTCCTATTGGTCCTTGTGGTCCAATTGGTCCTATTGGTCCTTGTGGTCCGATTGGTCCTTGTGGTCCGATTGGTCCGATTGGTCCTTGTGGTCCGATTGGTCCGATTGGTCCTTGTGGTCCAATTGGTCCGATTGGTCCTTGTGGTCCGATTGGTCCTTGTGGACCGATTGGTCCAATTGGACCTTGTGGTCCTATAGGTCCTATTGGTCCTTGTGGACCGATTGGTCCTATTGGTCCTTGTGGTCCGATTGGTCCTTGTGGTCCAATTGGTCCGATTGGTCCTTGTGGTCCGATTGGTCCGATTGGTCCTTGTGGTCCTATTGGTCCTTGTGGTCCGATTGGTCCGATTGGTCCTTGTGGTCCGATTGGTCCGATTGGTCCTTGTGGTCCAATTGGTCCGATTGGTCCTTGTGGTCCGATTGGTCCTTGTGGACCGATTGGTCCTATTGGTCCTTGTGGACCGATTGGTCCGATTGGTCCTTGTGGTCCGATTGGTCCTTGTGGTCCAATTGGTCCGATTGGTCCTTGTGGTCCAATTGGTCCGATTGGTCCTTGTGGTCCAATATTACCTGCTCTACTAAATTGAACCATAACAAGATCAGAAGCAGCGAATGTTCCTGCACTTGAAACATGTGACAATGCAACTTTATAATAACCTGATGCTGCTGTTGAACCTGTCACGGCGAAGACTGCGTATTTTGTTGTTGACGCACCAAATACGGAGAATCTTAGATGCCCTTTTGTAACTCCATTTGAGTCTGCATATGCTGCAAGAATACCTGTGATACTATTTCCATAAGTGTCCAAGTTATCCATGTATGCAAAAGTTGCCGAACTAATAGTGGCATTGTTGAACTTAAAGTTACCGTTGCCTGGATCAGAATCATCAACTGCTGTCACAAAATTCTGAGCAACAACTACTGCTGCACCAGAATTTAGAACATTTGATGTAACAGAAGAATTAACTGCAAGTCTTAAAGTATTAACCGCTGCTGCTGTTGGTGCTAAAGTGGTGCTTGTACTTGTTGTCGTATCATTAAGTTGTACGATACCCGCATTCGTTGTGTTTGCAGTATATTTTTCAGTAACAATATTATGATATACACTGAAATCGGCGCCTGCAACATCTCTTATTTGCCATGTATTGGATGCATTATCCCATCTAATCTCAGCATTTGCTCTTGGACCAGTTGGACCTGTTGCGCCCGTAGCTCTTTCGCCCCTATTAATCATGAAATATGCTTTATCAGATTGAGCGAGAGGAGATGAAGTTCTAAGAACTATTGTATTAGAATCATTAACTGTTGTTCCGGTAACTATAAAATTACCTGATACTGTTAACCCGCCTGCTCCAATCGACGCTGATGCTGCTGTTATACCAGCATTCGATGTTATAGAACCCGCTATGACTTGAGTTACGGCTGATAATGTTCCAACATTAACTGTATTTGCATTGGCTATACCAACAATATTGGCTGAAGCGGCATTAATTGCATTGATAATGTTAGCGGAACCACCTGATAATATTGTATTTGCAGTAATTGTT